ACCTGATCGTCCTTATCCGCTAGGAAAACGACTGGAGGGCCTGGAAGGGCACCCAGCAGGTGGCTGCCTACCTGGGGATCGATCCGTCCACCGTGGTGGCCGCCGAGCGCTTCCTGGGGGCGGAGAAAGACCTCCAGAACAGGCTCCACGAGGGCCTGATCTCGGCGCAGTCGGCAGCGGACGTGATGAAGGCCGCTCCAGACCCCAAAGAGCGCGCTGAACTGCTGGAGCGCGCCGCCGTGATCCAGACCGAGAACCGCACCGAGCGGATCATGTCCCAGTTCGCCACCGGCAAGCTCACCAAGGGCGCAGCCGCCGCCAACCTGGAGAAACTGGGCGACGAGCTGCGCGGCCCCGCCAAGCGCATCCAGCACCCCGCCGTGGTCGCCGCGATCCGCGAGCGCCACGCCACCGCCCGGGTCCACCCGGCGCGGCGCATGACCAGATCGAGAGCCGAGCTGCTGGAGGCGCTGAGCCACTTCGACAAGCCCCGCTACCCGCTTCCCGTCAGGCAACTCTTCCGCTTCCTGGTGGAGCAGTTCGCCACCGGCGCCGGGTCCCTGGACGAGCTGCGCGAGCTGGTCCTGGCGCTGGCTGAGATGCCGCCGCCCGAGGTCGAAGAACAACCCCACAGGACAGTAGCCAACTAGCTCTTACGGGCATACTCTAGTTGATTCCGGTTAGACAGCTTTCTGACGCCACTGGTTGATTCCCCCAATGCCCCGGCTGGCCCTGATCATCCCGATGCCAACCTCTCCTATCGAGCGGTTGGCGGCCCGAGTGCGCGAGTACCTGCACCTCCCGGACCCCGGCCCGCTGTATGTGCTGTGCGGGGCCGTCGCCGCCAACATGATCGAAGGGGCGCCGGTCTGGCTCATGCTAGTGGGCCCGCCAAGCTGCGGCAAAAGCGAACTGCTGAACTCGCTCCTGGAGGTGCCGCACATGGTGGGAGGCGCGGACATCGCCGGGGAGGCCGCGTTCCTCTCCGGCACGAGCCGCAAGGAGAAGGCGCAAGACGCCACCGGCGGCCTGCTGCGCGAGATCGGGGACCACGGCGGCCTGATCCTCAACGACTTCACGAGCATCCTCTCCAAACCCCCGGAAAAGATCAACAGCATCATGGCCATTCTCCGCGAGTGCTACGGTGGCCGGTGGACCCGCCACATCGGCGGCGAGGGCGGGCGGCGGCTCACCTGGGTAGGCAAGCTCGCCATGCTGGCGGGCTGCACCTCGCGCATCGACCAGTGCCACCAGATCAACTCCGAGCTGGGCGAGCGGTGGATCTACTACCGTTTCGAGCACCGTGACGTGTTCGCGGACACGATGCTCGCGCTGAGTAATGGACGCAACGGCTGGCGCGAGGACTTCCAGGCCACGATGCGGGATTTCTTCCAGAACCTCGATCTGTGCTTTGGCGAAGTGAAACCGCGCCGGGAGTTTACGCACAGCGAACGGCTGCGGCTCCACGAGCTGGCCCTGCTCGCCTCCCGCTGCCGGAGCGCGGTAACCAGGGACAGCTACTCCAAGGAGATCGTGGCGGCGCGGGAGGACGAATTAGCGATTCGATTATCCACCGTGTTAGCGCAGTTACTGGTGGGGATGGACGCCGTGGGCGTGCCCAAGAAGACGGCGTGGCATCTGCTGGGGAAGGTGGCGATGGACTCCATGCCCCGGCTGCGCAAGCTGACCGTGGACGCCGCCGCCCTCTCGAAACCCACCGTGGAGGAGCTGCAAGTCGTTCTGGGCTGCTCGCTTAGCGTGGTCAAGCGGGTGGTCGAAGACCTCCACATGCACGGGGTGGTGGACCGCATCGACGGGCGGGTCTGCCTCACCGAGTGGATGCAGAAACAACACAACCGCTTTTGTCAAGCTTCGTCAGCTTGGACTCCCAGTTGAGCTTACACTCCCAGTAGCTGTAAACCCGGCTGAGCCTCATACTCCCAGTAGTCCCCGGGCCGGTTGAGCTTATACTCCCAGCAGCGGAACTCAGACTCCCAGTAGTCGAACCGGCAGGGGCCCTCTCCCCGCCCCGGCGGGCGCTCCCCATATGTCGCTTTTCGCGCATAAATAACTACCTCTTGCCCGGTTTGGCGGCCCGCAGTAGACTTGAGTTTCCGCCTAAATTCCAGTTACAAGAAACGAGAACAACTTATGCCGAAAGCCGCAGGGCTGATGAGCCCGGAGAACGCCGTCAAGGGCGCGGGGGCCTTCAAGGAAGGGTTCATCCGCATCGACAGCAACAGCTACAAAGTGCATCAGGCCAAGGGCGAGGACGCCGTCCCGGCCACCAAGTGGGTATGGCAGGTGACCCGCCTCAACGAGAGCGGCGAGGAGCCCCTGGTGGACGAGCATGACGAGCCCATTCGCGAGGAGCTGGCCTTCTCGTTCGGGGGCAAGTGCCTGCCATTTATCCACCCGGCGAGAGCGGACGGCCCGGATGACGAGGAGCCCGAGGACATGGGGACCGAGGTGGGGGCGGAGGGCAACACGCTGTACCTGAACGCGCCGGATTGGCGTCCCAACGAGCGTTCCGGCGTGATCATCCTGACCGCCAGCATGCAGAAAGCCGGGGTGAAGAGCGAGTACCTGAAGCGGTGCTGGACCCCGGACTGGAACGGCTGCGTTTTCGAGATGCGGCAGTCCGCGCCGGAGAAGGGCCGCGACGGGCGGGAGTTCTCCTACAAGATCTGCAGCAAGGTTCTGGTGGGCCCCGGCGGCAAGGCGAAGGCGGCGGGCGCTGGCTCGAAAGTGAACTCCGGCGCGAAAGCGGGCGGGTCCAGCGACCTGGAGCCCCTGCTGACCGGCGTGATCATGGGCCTGTCGCAGGAGATGGACGGCCAGCAAGTCACCAAGAAGGCCTTCGTCAACCGGGTAAGGGCGGCGCTGGACGAGAAGAAGGTGGACAGCAAGCTGATCGTCCCGGCCCTGACCCTGGTCAAGAACGACATCTGGCTCAAGGAGCGCGCCGGGCTGCTCGATATCAGCGTCTCCGAGAACGCCATCCTGTTCGGGCGGCTGGAGGCGTGAAGGGTTAGCGCAGGCCGGGGCCCAGTCTGGTCTGTACGGGTTAGCTGGGGGTTCACCATTTCCACCGGCTAATACGGGGGGAGGGTAGTTAGGCGGTAACCCCTCCCCTTTTACTTCCTTATGCCTAAACTCATCGAAGAGCGCGAGATAAAGCTGGAGTGGGGCGATATCGACCTGATGACCCCTAAGCAGCGGGTTAGCGACATGCGCCGCTCTTCCGGGGTGCACCTCTCCGGCGTGATCCGCTACGTGCTGACCACGGCGGGCCTGCTGACGCCGGAGGACGCCGATGAGTTCATGCCGCTGCGGATGGCCGTGGGGATGGCCTGGGAAGCGTTTGTGGTGGGGCTGTGGCCCGATTTGATATGGCAACCCGGAGAATGCGCCAAGGACGGCGTTATCGGCTCTCCAGACGGCGTAACTGGAGACTGTCTAGAAGAGTTCAAGGCCACCTGGAAGTCGCGGCTGGAGCGGGGCGAGTACAAGGGCCATGTGCCCCCGCCGCGCAAGATCTGCGAACAGCGCGCCTGGATGCTCCAGGTGGGCGGTTACTGCCACATGATGGGCCTGACTAAGGCCCGCCTGCATGTGCTGTGGGTGATGGGCGACTACCGGGGATCTGGCCCGCAGTATTGCACCTATGTGGTGCAGTTCGGCCAGGACGAGCTGGAGCGCATGTGGAAGAACATGATCCTCCCCAATATCAAGGGAGCTACGCCGGAGACGCATTGATGAAAGAAGACGAGATTATTGCGCGCCACGGCAAAGTTCAAGAGCGCATTGTAAAGAGCGAGCCCAGTAAAGAGAAAGTGGGAATGTATCTGAAGTCGCAACGTTATGACATATGGTGGGAACCGGCTCAAATTGCGCCCGCCTACAATGACCGTCGAAAGTTTTCGGATAAGGGCGACCTGCATATCAGGCTCAACAACCGAGTGGAGCATATTGAGGTGAAGGAGCGTGATGTCGAGTTTACGCGCCAGGAAGACTTCCCACACGAGTGGGTGTTCATATGCAGCGTTGACCCTTTCATGGCGGCGGCGCGAGAGGGGCGAACGCCGCTCGCTGTTGTGTTCCTGAATAGCGCCAACAGCCATGTGGCGGTGACCCACATATTTACACGGAACGAATGGAAAGTGCGACCGAGAGTATACGATAAGTTGCTGGGAACTTATGCTGACACATTTGTCATTCGCCCGGATCAGGTAATGTTCGGCCCGTTTCACGAGGTTGACACTTTGTTGCTTCTGGAATCAGTAAGATCATGAAACAAATCCCTATCCAGATCGAGGGCTTCACGTTCGATTCGACGCCCGACACCAAGCCCGCCGTCTGCGTTTACGGCGAGGAGAACACCGGCAAGACCCGGTTCGGCTGCACGGTCCCGCACGATAGCGGCGTGGTGGGCTGGCTGGCCCTCGACAAGAACTCCAAGGGCACGGTGGAGCAGTACCAGGAGCGGAACGGGGACCGGCGCATCCTGGTCAACCAGAAGCCGTTCCTGTCCAACAAGGACGCCATCAAGCTCGCCATGACGGAGAAGCCCGCCGAAACCAAGCTGTTGGCGAAGGCCGTCGTAGAGAAGGTCTGGGACCACGCCATGAAGCTCGCGGACCACAAGGACGTGGAGTCCATCGTGATCGATGACGGGTCGCAGTTGTTCGACTGGATTCTGTTCTCGCATTTCGGCAGGCGCAACCAGATCGAGAGCTACCAGCGGGGCGGGCCTAACAACGACTTCATCGAGCTGATTACGGCGCTCGGCAGCAAGAACCTCTGCATGATCTGCCGGGGCACGGAGGTCTGGGCAGACACCGGCGAGGTGGACGCGCAGGGCCGCAAGAAGCAGGCCCCCACCGGCAAGCTCAAGCCGGAGGGGTTCGGGAAGCTGGGCAAGTTCATGACGGCGGTGGTGGAGCTGTCTGCTACCCGCAAGAAACCGGCGGAGGACGCCACCGCCGAGGAGGCGCTGGCCGCCAAGTACAAGTGCAAGGTGATGACGTGTAAAGGCGACACGCTGCTGGAGGGCCAGGATCTGACTCCGTTCGGCGTCTGCGGGGCGGAGATCACCTGGGACAACGTGATGACCGTTATAAGAGCCAAGGACTAGTTATGCATTCCTATATCGTGCGTTTGCGGCGAGTGATGGAATGGGAACAAGTGTACGAAGCAGACTCCCCAGAAACCGCCATAGAACTGGCCAAGCTGGAGGCCCACCACGGGACCGTCGTAGATGAGCTGGCGAGCGTGGAGGAGGTCCAGCCAGCCGAGGTAGTCGATTGATGCCGGAGATCAGGCCGTGCCCCGGCTGCGGACAGACGGACGAGCTATTGACCTACCTGGGCATGGGGAGAGGGGGAGCTCTCTACAAGTGCCCGGTCTGCTCCGGTATTTTCGAGGACAGCGAGCTGGACGAGATCGCCAAGAGGGAAGATGACCGGGATCGAGGCGGGGAGGATGTTGGGTGACCGGGATAGCGATTGACTCGCGGGTTGGCTCCAGGGAGCTGGCCCCCCTCTTCCGCGACTACGGCATCCAGCCCAGGCTGCGGGAGATGGAGTTCGGGGACATGGCTTTCGAGGGGAACGGCCCCGCTGGCCGCTGCATGGTGGGGATCGAGCGGAAGACCATCAACGATCTCACGGCCTGCATCGAGGACCGGCGGCTGAGCGGCCACCAGTTGCCGGGGATGGCCGAGGCCTACGACTACTGCTACCTGATCGTGGAGGGGCTGTGGCGTCCTTCCGCTGACGGCGGCCTCCAGATCGGGGAGGCGAAATTCAGCCAGGACCAGCGGTTCGGGGGCTACTGGTACAGGCCCCGGCAGCGCCTGCTATACCGGGCGGTGGACAACTACCTCGCCACCCTGGAGCTGCAGGCGGGCATCATCTACCGGCGCACGTTGACGCCCGTGGAGACGGTGGCGGTGGTGGTCGACCTTTGGCGCTGGTGGCAGGAGAAGGAGTGGGGCGAGCACTCCTCGCACGTCGCCGTGTACGCACCGGCGCGGATCGGGCGCGGGAGGCTGCAGCTCGCCCGCCGGGAGGCCTCCCTATGCGAGCGCTGGGCCATGCAGCTCGACGGGGTGGACAAGCGGGCCCGCGAGGTGGCCGAGCATTTCGGGAGCGCCGCCGTGATGGCGCAGGCCTCCGAGAGCGAGTGGCGGGAGATCAAGGGGATCGGGAAAGGAATCGCCCAGCGGGCGGTAAAGGATATCAATGCTCAAGTACCGGGCTTTGTTGGTGGACACTGAGGGCGACTACAGGCGGCCCTGCCAGACCTTCTGCAACGACATACGGCAGGTGGAGGACTGGGCCAAGATGTTTCTCTGCCACGCGGGCGTCAATGCCCATGTGCAAGTTTACGCCGTGGACGAGCGCGAGGTAGGAGTGTTCAAGAGATCCGATTTTTATGACCAGGGCCCAGCTCCGGGTATACAACCGGCTGACAAAAAAACAGGCGAACCGGCACAATGACGTGATCGTGGTGGAGGAGAGCATCTCCTCCGTCACGTTCTATGTGTTGTTCCCCGGCCTGTATGTGACTTACGATGACGCGGGCCGCCCGCTGGAGACCCATACGGACGCCGAGCGCCGGAAATCGGGCAAGACGCTGGCCAAGCCCGGGATGCGGACGCTGGTGCTGACCGGCGAGCTGGGCAGCTCCAGTTACCAGCCGCCCGGGATCGATGACGATGGCGTTCCCTTCTGATCGCCATGCTGGAGTATGTCGATAACCGGATGTGGGTGGTGTTCCAGGACGAGGGACGAGAGACCCGCCTGACGCTGGACGAATACCTGGAGCTGGCGAATGAAGCCGGGAGCGAGTTGCAGTTGCGGAAGGCTCTGCTGAAGTGGCGGCCTGCCGCGAAGGCCGCCGGGGAGGGCGCATGATTACCTTGACGGAGTGGTATCGGGCGGGGCATAACACCCTGCTGAAATGCCGCCGCGCGTTCTTATTGGACAACGAGCTGACGGTGCGCCAGTGGAGCGACGGGTTGCGCATGATCGACGGCGTCGAGAGGTATCTGCTGACCATGCTCCACAAGGACAAACAATGGTCGAAGAGGAAAGACGCAGAGAGTCATTTAAGCGCTGGCTCCTGAGGGTCTGGGACTGGGCCGAGGACGAGGGCCGCCCTGTCGCCCTCGATATCGCGGAGATCGTCAGCCATGCGGACGAGCCGGATTATCCGATGTGGAGCGTGGCAAGGAAGCGGGGCGTGATCGGGGACGGCAAGCTCGCGGACCTGATCCGCAGCAAGTTTGGGCTGCCGGTGATGGCCGAGCGCCCCACCCAGTGGGAGCGGGAGATCAACTACCAGCCGCTGATCTACCTGGACGAGAAGGTCTGGGACTCGATCTACAACAGCCTGGGCTGGGTCAACCGGGACCTGGACAAGGAGAAGCCAGACACGTTCTGGCTGTGGTCGAACGCGGCCAACCAGATCCGGTTCGCCAAACGAAAAAGGGAGAGGGTGGTCGATGAACAACTTTGAGGAACGGGAGGACCGGGCGCAGTTCGCCTCGCTGCCGCCGGTAGTGGAGCTGGAGGACGTGAAGGTTCGCCAGCGGGTGGTGGCGCTGCTGGAGCTGCTCGATCAGGCGGTGGCCGAGCGCCAGAAGCTGGAGCAGGACGAGGAGAAGTACAAGGTGGAGCTTGGCACTCTCCAGGAGGCCACCAACCGGCAGGGGTTCCGCTACGGCCTGCTGTGCTTCATGTCGCAGCCGGTGAAGGGCAGACGGACCCTGGACAAGATGCTGCTAATCGAAAACGGCTGTCCAGCGGACGCCATTAACCTCTCCTACAAAGAGGGGAAGCCCAGCATCCGGCGCACCTTCAAGCGGCTGGGGGACGAATGAACGAGCCGCCCCGCAAGGACCCGATGGCCATCCTCTGGGTGGCCGCCAACCGCAGCGCCCTGACCGAGGTCGCCAAGCAGTGCGGCTGCTCGGTGCAATTTGTGAGCTATGTGTTATACGGGCGTAAACGGTCTGGGGACGGAAAGGTGGAGCGCCTGCTCAGAGAGTTAGGGGCCCCAATTAAATCAACAAGGTGAATCACATGGACACATTACAAGCATTAGAGCCAGTCTCCAATGACGCGGCGGCGATTATTGATATATCGCAGCCTTATGCGGTTGCCTGCAGAGTTGTTGGCACTTGCCCAATTCTATTTCATCGCTGGTCCGTGGAAAGCGTGGAAGCCAAGGGAAGGGCTGCCAAAGGGTCAGCGGCCAAGAAGACGGATGACGTTGACTCGTATGTCTATCGAATGCCCTCCGGCGAACTGGCCATTCCATCGGAAAATCTGCGCATGTCGGTAATCAACGCGGCAAAGTACCGGCAAGACCCCAGATCTCCACGTAAATCTGCAATGGATCTGTTCAAGGCGGCCATTGCATGTTTTGAGCCGTATTGCGGACTGGGCGTGAGTAAATGGGAATACATTGATCAGCGGCGAGTAACGGTGCAGCGCGCCGGAGTAACCCGCCGCCGCCCCGCCCTGGCTGAAGGCTGGTCCGTGGAAGTTATATTCCAGATCCTGTTGCCGGAATATATTTCTCCAACTATGCTCAACGAGACAATACAGTCAGCCGGAAAACTGATTGGGGTATGTGACTTTAGGCCATCATATGGAAGGTATCAGGTAACAGAATTCCGAGTAGTATAGGGCGCGGCCTGCCGGGGCGTGGTTCGGCAGGGCGGGGTATGGCATGGCGTGGCAAGGCGAGGCATGGCAAGATGTGGCGTGGCAAGCCAAGATCTGGCGCGGTCTGATCGGGCGCGGCGGGGCTTTGGCGAGGCCCGGTTGGGCACGGCGTGGACGGGCGAGGCAAGGTTTGGCCTGGGTGGGGCAAGGCAAGGCATGGATACCTTATTAAGGTTTAACTTAAACTGCCACGCCCGGTTTCTTTTTTTCGGGGCGGGTGGCTCACCGGATGAGCCAGTGGAAAATTCATGACGATCTTCAGTGTCAGGAAAAACAAAACGAGGTTCCCGGGCGTGGCCGAGGACATGCCGGATCACGTGCTGGTGTTCGGCCCCAAGGAGCAGGCCGAGCTGGTGGCCGAGCGGTTGTCCGCGCACTACGAAGGCTGCGGCGGGATCTTCTACGTGGTGAAGGAGGACCGGCCATGACGGACAACGATCTGCGCAGGTATGTGGGCGCGGCGGCGACGGAGGCCGCCCCCGAGCTGGACGCCATCACGGAGAAATCGATTCGGAAGTACGGTCTCGACTCGATGGACGGCGAGTGGCTGGTGCGGGTGGGGTTCGCCCTGAATGACGTGCAGATCGCCAGCTTCTATCTGGGGGTCACGGCGGCCAGCAGGCTGCTGATGACCCTGGCGGAAGCCGAGGAGCCCCGGTGAGTCCCGAGAAGGAGAAGCTGCTCCTGGACGCGATGTGGGGCCTCTTCACCACTCTGGAGTACGTGGTGGGAGAGTTCACGGACGGAATGGGCAGGCTCGCGGGCCCGGTGAAGCAGAAGCTGGACGATCTCAAGAGCGCCCTGACGGAGCTGGAGACCATGGAGTGACGTTTGACTCCCTTGGGGTTGATTTGTAACCATGTGGGTGGCTTTTCTTTTTTGGGGGACGGACACACACACATGACGACAGACGAGCGGTTGGAGTTCTTGAGGCAGTCCACGGAGTCGCTGCATGCAAGCTGCCAGGAGCTACATGCAGCGGCGCAGGCGCAGGCTGCGGAGACAAGGGCGCGGCTGGACCGCCAGGACGCCCGCGAGCGCAAGCTGCGCGCTGCCCTGATGGCAGGCATGGCGGAGTTCCTGCGGGAGCTGAGCGACGAGGGCGAGGAGAACCAGTAATGGGACTCGCGTTCCAGATCGCGTTGGGGCTGATGTTGTTCTTCGGGATGGCGCTTTTTTGTGGAATTTTCATGGCGTTCGCCGTAACAGCGATAGCGGCGCTTAAGGCAAGACCGGACAAGCCGGAGCCGGTGAGCCACGAGCCCAGGTACTGGTCCCCCGCGCCGAAGCTACCGCGCGCCATGAGCGGCCCCGGCCCGCTCTATCGTTAAAGGGTTACTGTGGCGGTTTCGGAATACCGGTGGCGCGCTCCAGATCTCTGAGCGCTTTAACAATCTCAGGGATAGCCTGCTCCGCGCTGCGGCCTTCCCGGCCACTTTTTATCTCGCTCTTTGGCTTATAGCCCCTATGGCCTGGATGCGCCTGCTTAATGTGGGCGTTCTGCTTGTCTAGCGGCATCCCCTCGAAATCACTGGAACTAATACCTCTCGCGTTCAAGTCAGCGGCAACCCTCTGGTTTTTCGCGGCAGCGTCTGCCGCTCTCTGGTCGAGAAGCGCGGCCTCGTGTTCGGATACCTGTCTGTTGCCGCTGCCCCTTGACTGTTGCTGCTGCCTCCACTGCTCGTTTTCTATCCGTAGCTGCTCAGCATCGGCCTTGGCTCTCATGGCTTCAGCTTCAGCTTCCATCCGCATCTTATTGAGTACTTGGTTGGCCTTCTGGTCTACTGTCGATGACCCGGCGGTCTCCTCCGGCGGCGCGGGCATCCCTTCTTCCGGCGGCTTCGGCATACCCCTTCCACTCTGCCTGCGCGGCGGCCCATAAGAACGGGACTGCTGCGCCGTGGGCCCGCCAAAGCGCATCTTGGCCTTCATTTTGGGGTTGACCTCAAACTTCTGACCGGGAGGACGGGGCGGCGGGGTATACGCTCCGCCAGTGGGAGGCGGCGACCCCTGCGGATGCAACGGCTCGGTGGGGGCGGTCCAGCCGGTGGGCCCCTGCGGCCTGCCGGGTCCGTACTCCGGCTCCGCCGGTCCACCATACTTCATCTTGCGGCTAGTGGCTGGGTTAGGCTTGAATGGATCGGGAGCTTTAGGCTGCGACGGCGTGGGAGCAGCCTCTGGTTTCGGAGTCCACTTACCACGAGGAATATTTGTGCCAGGAGGATTATAAGTTGGAGGCGCTGACCCGCCAAACTCCATCTTGCGTGCTGTCGCGGGATTAGTCTTAAATGGCCCAAAAGGAGTTGGACTTCCGGCAGGTAGCTCTGGAGAGATTGCAGTCCTGGCTCCCCTGTAAACGCCCCGTATGGTGCTCGGAGCCGCCCCGAGTGCTCCGCCATACATAGCGCCCTCTCTGCCGCCCATTAACCACCCCAGGCCGCTGCCTATCAGCGCTGGAGCCCCCGTCTTTTTGGCGTCGAGGAATGCCTCTAGGCCACCAAGCGTGCCACCCTGAATAGCTTTGCCGGTAGTAGTCACCGCTCTGCCAACAGGTCGCGCCACCCGAGGCGTTGCCTGTACTGCTGGTCTATACAGAAATGGAGCTAAAGCAATCAGGCTATGTGCGGCTCCGGCTCCAGTGTTGCCTGAGCCAAACTCTTCTCCCGCTACAACCGCTTCGTCGCCGCTGCCGGGAATCATGGCCGAGAGCGCGGTCCCGAAAGCCGTTGAATAATCTTTGTTGGCAATAGCCTCTTTTGTCCGTTCCGCTTTATCCCCTGCCGATTCCCACATGGACTGAACTGGATGCCCACTGGCAAACTCCATAAACTGAGTAGGAGCGTTGCGGAGAAAGCCCCCCATTACACTCCAGAAGGTAGGATCATCCTGGGACAATGGAGGCTGGAGTCCAGCCGTAAAGGAGGCAAACCCTTCATCGGAGAGCGAGGCGATATCAGGATCTCCCATCGCCGCCGCCAGTGCTTGTTTCTTGGCAGAGGGACTTAGCGCCTGATAATCGGGGTCTGCAAAGATGCCGCTGATCTTACTTTCCGCCATACTTCTTCTTCAGCCGCTCGATCTTTTGAGCTTCCGTTTCGTTTCCCGGCGGAGGGGTCAGGCCCGCAGGAGGCGGTTCCCCGTGCGCCTTACTGGGATCGGCCCCCCCCATCCGTACCGCCCCAGGCCGGTTCGCCCCCATCTTGGAGTAGGTCTCCACCCACTTAGTCAACTCCGTCACGGCTGACCTGAGAGTGGCGGCGTCCATCCGGCCAGCGTTCGACAGCGCGTTGAAGTGCTCCATCATGGCGTTCGATCCGCCGCGCGCATGGACGCGGACCAGCGCGGTATCGAGCATCTGCACCGCCGTCCGCAGCGCGGTGTAACGGTCATCGCCAGCGCCAATCTTGCCGGTCCTGAAGTCATTCCAGCGGGAAGCGATGACGCCCAGGTCGCCGGTCTTTTCCAGATCGTTGATCGCGCTCTGGATACCGGGGATGTGCTGCATCACGGTCTGCGCGAAGGTGGCGGCGTCCCTGGTGGAGGAGCTGAGCGGAGCAGGACGTGGGGCCGGAACGGGAATACGGGTACGCGGCTGGCTGCCTGACGCTACTGGCGGCTGAGCGCCTCCAGGAGCAGGAGCGCCGGGAGTGGTGGCCGGAGAAGCTGCCGGAGGAGTTCCGCCACTTGTGGGCGGAGGACCCCCAGGTTGCTGGTTCGGCAGTAGTTTCTGGCCCCTGGTTTCAGTTGGCACAAACACCGTCACTTCATTGCCGTACTCATCTACTGTGCGGACCTTGGTGACCTGTTGCCGCACCTGCTCCAACAAAGCCGGGTCTACGATCTCTGCGCCGCCAATTTCATGCTGAACCTTGGTGACAGTGCCTCGCCGGTCAATCGAAGCCAGCACGGGACCGGCATTGGTAAGGTATCGATGCGTGGTAGTGCGTGGCGAGCTGGTGACAAAACGGATCTGCGGCTGTCCGTCATTACCAACACCCTGTTGCTGCCGGTATGCGCCGTACTTAGTGCGGTCTATGAGGCGTCCCTCCGGGTCCATAGCGCCTTCCGGCAACTGGTCGTTGAAGATCTCGCTCGCGGGCAGGTTCATCGGGCGGGACAGGTTGCTAATCGACCCCTGAATACCCATGGCCCTAGCGATGATCTCGCTTCTCTGCAGCGGCGGCAGCTTGTCGAAGTCAGGAACCTGCTGCTTCAGGTTGGCGATAACCTTCTGCGTCTGCTCCCACTCGGCGGCGTTCTTCTGCCGCAGGATCGTGGCGGCCTTCGCGCCTTCCATCTGGCCCAGCGCAGTACCTACCTCCTCCTGCGTCCGGTCCTGCTCCCAGACCGGCGGCGGAATCAGAACGCGCGGCTTGGCCTGGGCGGTGACTGCAGGACCCGGCCCCCACCCGGCCCCGCTATTCACCGAGCCAACCTTCATCATCGCCGCTGGCGCGGGCGCTACCTGCGGAGGAGTCCCGGCTACAGCCTCGTTGGGAGCAGGGCCTGCCGGTGGCGCTGCCCCGCTAGAAGGGTTTGGCGGCGGCCCTCCCGGCGGCTGCTGCTGTGGAGCTTGCTGCGGCGCGGGTTTGCTGGCCATCTGCGCCGCTGCCTTGATCGCCTCCAGTTGCATCGGTGACGCCATGGACATGAGGTCAGCCTGCTGCTGCGGCTGCATCATGCTCGCCTGCGGGGGCTGGGGCATGCCGCCGCCCTGGAAGGACGGGGTGCCCGAGGTCTTGGGGGCCATCTCCATGGCCGCCGCCGCTCCGCGTTTCGCCTGCTCCGCCTCCCACTCCGGCTTGGTCTGGTCGATGTGGAACTGGTAGAGGCTCGCCAGATCCTTGGAGAGATAGCCGAGCTTGGCCGCCACCTTCAGGGCATCGCTCACCCGTTGCGGGCTGAAGCGGGACGCGGACCCGTTCTTCAGGTAATCGTCAATGGGCGACATGACGATCTCCTTGCTGGCGTTGCGCGCGTCCTCCGAGTGCTCCATGTGCCTGCCGATTAGTGCTCCAATGATGCCGCCCATAAATTACCCCCTCTTAGGATAGGGAACATGACTTGAGATATCGCCCATGAGCTGGCTGCCCAGGGTGGTCGCCATGTTCATCGCCTGCCCGTGCTCCGCCACATCCTGACCCCGGCCTTCCATCAGGCTCTTGAGCGCCATGTCGAAGAAGTTCTGGCCGAGCTTGGACACGTCGATGCCGATGGAGCTGAGCCACGTCGAGAGCTGCCCCTGGATTCCGGCGATGTTGCCCTGCTGACCGGCAATCTGGTTCTTCGTCTGCGCGATGGTGTTGAGCTGCTGGGCGGCGGCGGGCTGCAACTTGAACAACTGCTCGTTGACCTCGCGCGCGTGCGCCGCCGGGGCCCCGGCCTGGACGGTGGCGGAGTACCCGCCCCGTGGCATGTTGTAGCCCGCGCCGGTCTGCACGTTGGCCCAGTTGAGCCCGCTCTGCGTGGCGTAGGGGCTGATGGCCTCGTTCATGGTCTTCTGGTCGCCCGAGAGCAGCTTCGACCAGTAGCTCTCGGCGGGGCTGAGCGTCGACAGCGCCCCGCGCGTGGTGCCGAGCGCCTCGTTGCTGGTGTCGCCAGCCGTGTTGAAGCCCTGCACGCCAGCGCTGGTCAGCCCCTGCCCGAAGTCGAAGGTGGCGGGTCCCTGCGTCAGCCCGTAGTTCTGGGCCGAGCGCATGGTCTGGGTGAGCGAGTTGCCGCCCAGGTTCTGCGTGGCGACGGGCCCCATGAACCTGTTGTCTGCCCCGAGGCCCTTGGTGTTGATGGTAGGGTTCCGGGGATTCTGTCCGGTAAGCTGGGGGAACATAGCACCTCCATTATCGGCAGCGGGTTCCCGCGCCTATTTGTTACTTCACCAGTGTCAGTCTCTGGGCCAGGAGCGCCCGGTCCTGCGCCACGGACTCCGGCTCCCAGCCGAGCGCGTACACCTCGTCCATCTCTGCGCCGGTTGAGAAGTGCTCGTGGCGCACGCGGGCCCGCTCGCACCAGACGTACTTCCCCAAGGCTTTGGCCCGCTCCGTCAGCTCGTTGTCGCAGCCCACATGCCGGTAGCCCAGGTGGAAGAACTCCCCGCCGATGTATGGGAGTAGCTTCTTCCCCGCCAGCCAGTGGGTCGCAACCACGCCGTGCCACTGCCCGTCGTTGAGCGCCACCAGCCCATCGAGCTGCGGGAAGGACTCCAGCATCTGCAGCACGGCGACGATCAGGAAGCCCTCCTCCGGCACGCAGTCGTTGCCCAGAAACATCACCAGCTCACCCGTGGACTCCTCCACCCCTTCCTTGAGCAGGCGCGGGACGCCCTGGCGCTCGATGAAACTGTCGCGCTTCACGATCACCTCGTAGTCCGGGTAGTTGGCGTGCGCCTCGATGGCGGCGAGCAGCCGCTCCAGCTTCTCCTGGCGGCCCAGCGTGGGGACAATGATCGAGACTCGTGGCAGGTTGATATAAAACCGGGCATCGTGCAGGATTTTTTTGGCGGCGGGCTGGAAAGCCAGGGCCTTGCGCCAGTGGAACGCCGAGCCCTCGCGGTCCCCGAGCCACCACTTGGCCCAGTAGAGCAGCTCGTGGGGCAGCTCGCGGTAGTGCTCCATGTGGTTCGCATAGAAGTCGGACCACGGGATCTCCAGGGCGGCGGCGGCATAGCAGGCGGTGCGCTGGCGGTCCCCCTTCTTCCACCAGTGCTGGGCCAGACGCAGCAGCGCCTCCCGGCGTCCGGGGTCCAGGGCGAACGCCGCGTGCCACTGTTCGACGGCGCGGTCCTCCTCCTCGATTGCGAGCCAAGCGTCCCCGATAAAAATCATGGACTGGGCTCGCTCGGTGAGCCACCGGTTCATGGCGATGTGCCGCGTCAGCTCCTTGATGGCGGCGCGCGGGCGGCCTGACCACAGCAGCTCCCGCCCCAGGTAGTGGCTGTTGCGGTCATTGTCCGGGTTGAGCCAGCAGTCGTAGGCAAGCCCCGCCAGATAGCGGGCCCGGTGGTCCTGCGGCTGCTGCCAATGTTCCAGCCGGATCGCGTCCGTGTAGAAGCGCTCGGCCTCGCCCTGCAGCACCTCGTGAACTACGCCTGCCCAGTGGAGCTTGCGCCGGTCATAGAACTTGCAGTGCCGGAACTGGATCTCCGGTCTGCCCTCCGCGTCATGCGAAAACACAAACTGGTATTCCAGTTGGGTGTAGCCGTCTGCGATGATGCGCTCTACCGTATCGAGGTCCAGCACAGTGTAAGCCTCGTCGCAGTCGGGCATCGCCACCATGTCGTTGCTCGCGAGAGACGCGGCGTAGTTGCGCGCGGCGCAGTAGTCGAACAGGCGGCTGCCGCCCTTGACCACCGGTTGCTCGCCCGCGCCGAAGAACCGGTTGATGTTGATCGCCATGGCGCCGGTGATCGTGGTCAGGAAGCGCTCGCCAACCCCGTAGGCTGTGCAGCCAAGCTTGCGGGCGACCAGTATCGTGTCATCGGTGGACCCGGTGTCGACCAGGACGATCTCGCCCCCGCGCCGCTGGAACTCCGCGAGGGATTCCACCAAGCGTGGCAGGGTCTTGGCCTCGTTGCGAGCTATCAATACCACGCTGAAGCTAACCATTGATCACCGCCCAGGCTCGCTGGACTGCCGTCGCCACCGTGGTCACCACCACGTCCACCAGGATGCGGACGGCATAGAGATCATTGTTGTTGGTGGTGGCCTTCACGTCCATGTTCGTAGTAGAGCTTGGCATGTTTATCGACTCTGCAATGATCGCCATCGCAAGATTCGTCGCAGAAGCGGCCTGTCTCCATACCCTATCGTTCTCCTGCTCGTACCAATAATTCGACCCAAATAATCCAGTCGTATTGAGGCCATTATTATAATTATCAGAACTGTTGGCCGCTCCACTTCTAGACAGACGCACGTAATATGTTGTCCCACTAGTCAGGGACACTGACGGGCTGAATTTATACAGAGCCGGAGACACAGACGTGACGATTGCCGTATACAGCACTGATATAGACCCAAGAGCGCTCGCGCTGCTATATAAGGCGCATATTTCTATCACCATAGAATCTGTCGGGCCGCCACTCTTTGACACTCCAGGCCAGATTCCACCCACCGATAGATTTCTACTTGGCGTGAATGCTTGAGCTATCCTGAACGAATTCGGCCCAGCGGCTCCGAATTCCTCTGCTCCGCCAGTCCCAGAAAATGGCGCGTTCACAATACTTTCGCCGCCAAATATCATGGCATTATCTGGCCTGTAACCAAGAGCCAGCTCCGTAACATCATTAGATGTTCTCAATTGGACCGCAGAGCTGGTATTGTTCGCCGCTTCAGCCTGGAGCCGATACGTATTCGTCACCCCGCTCCATTCCGCCGGATCGAACGTCTGGAGGAAACTCTGGAGCGAGGTTCCGGCGGCCAGCACGGTGTTCGACATCAGGTATTGGGGCTGGAGCTTGGTAATGCCCTGCGTCAGCAACATAAAACAGACATCGTAAGACGGGACTGACCACGAGGTTCCGTTGTGAAACACTCCGTTCCCGGCATAAGAAGCGCCGGACGAATTCTCCGCAAACTGCAGATAATTGCTGCCGTCGTAGGTTGAACAATTAAGAGTCACGGCAATCACGTAATTCGTCCCGGCGGAGAGGGTGTAGGGACTGGAAAACGTGAACACCGCATAGCCGCTCGCAGATCCGGTCTGGATGGTCGCCGCATTAACGGCGTCTGACGTAGCCAGAGGCGAGCCGGTAGGGAGGCCTGAAGATCCGAAGGTTCCGGTGTGCGCGTATAAATTTGCAGTGACCGTCCCAACCGGAGTCCCAAACCGCTGAATCATAAAGACGGCATGCTTTAGAGACGAGGCGCTGCCCGCAAACGTCTCGCCGAGTGACCTGTTCCCCGCGCCGATATTCGGCCATTGATTAGCTGTCGTAAAACTGGTGAAACCGGCAGCCGTCTGCTGCACAATGATCTTGGCGCCATAAACAGTCATTGCAGATTTGCTGGCGGGGGAGCTGGACACAATCCGATACCATCTGCCAGAAACTGGCGTGAAAGGAGAAGAGGCGCGAACTCTGGCTCCGCCGCCGGTTCCAGTCGTTGTCAGGGCTCCATTCGTCACGTTGCTCCACCCGGTAAACCCGTCTCCGGTTCCATCTGCAACCTGAAGCTGAACGGTGGAAGCTGACTTGGTGCTTGGAGAAGCGAATGCGGCCTCGAAATAGAACGCGCAGGAGCCATCCCACTTCGCGCTGTCGTAATACCAATATTTAGGGTTGGTTTGATTAGATGCTGTAGCTCCGGTAGGAATTGTTATGGCCGTGACGGATGAGTGAGAGCCAATCTCTATCGCAGTTTCGCACGATGTAAGGGGTTCGCTGCCGGTGTCTTGAATAACAATTGCGCGAGCAGATGTAATAGTGGCCCCAGCTCCTGTCGTATTTACGAAATACGTATAGCTAATGCCGCCGTTGCTTGCGAGCGTGGCAGAAACCCTCTGTAACCCTACCGCCGTTGTATTGATCGTAGCCGATATGCCTGAATACGTATTATTAAGAGTTGCAGTTGTGGATGCGGCGGCGACAGAAACATATACCTCAAAATAGACCGTCAGCGTTCCGTTATAAAGAGACTGATTAATATATATATAGTTATAGGATGTGCCGCCGCTGCTTATGGACGTATTCAGCATGTTGAACTCGTGCCGGATCTTAGCCATGGCGGTGCTCCACCTGGAGGATGTCCCACAGCTCCACGGTTCGATAGGTGTGCGGGCGCTGGCGCACCCACTTCCACAGCTCGGCGTCCGGGGAGTCGGAGGCCTGTCCCCAGTCGAAGTCCGTCATTAACCGGCGGGAAAGAAGCGAGCACCCGATGCCCTGCTCCAGCGTCTCCGCGCCGGAGCGGGCCGGGTAACAATGCGACACCCAGTCCGCGTCCTGGCCGTAGCGCATCAGGGTCTCGATCACGTTGACCGGCGGGATCACGTCAGCCTCGATGTTCATCCAGTGGGTATAGGGGCCCTCCAGGAAGACCCGCTGGATCGCCGCCATGGACTGGCAGACGCGCCGCAGCCACGCCTCCGGGCGCGGGTCGCCCTCGACGTAGAGAATCTCCGTTTCGCTCCGGTGACGCCACAGGAAGTCTGGTGTCGGGCTGTTGTCTGCGACCAGGACATCGAAGCAGGGGTAGGTCAGCTCCTTCACGCGGGCCAGCCACTCCGCCCAGGCGTACTCCTTGCACTCGTGGGTGACGCTGGCCACAAGGACCTTGGGCCGCTCCACAAACGAGTACGTGCAGCGGTTGCGGATGCTGACCGGGATCAGGTCGCCGGGGCTCGCGGGCCAGTTCACGCAGGCCGTGGTCAGGACCCCACAGGCCTCAAATACTTCTGGATCGTCGCGCTCTCCACGGCGCTCGTAGATCCGGCAGCGGGTGGTGGAGTCGGGAAGGACCGTCAGCGCGGGGCAGGGGTTGCGCCAGCCGGTGCAGCACTCGCCGCAGTCGCAGCAGTAGCCGAGGCGCTCGTAGGTCTTGCCCTGCCACTCGACAATCATTGGATCTTGACCATCAGGGAAGTCCAGGCCGCCACCTGCACCTGATTCAGCTCCTGGGCCGTGAGCTTCTTGTTGAAGATCAGCCGGATGTCGCCTGGGCCGTTAGGGAATGCGCGGACGCTGATGTTGTGCTGCGCCAGCGCGGCGTTAAAGTCATCCTCGAAAACGCAGGGGTCGCGGAAGTCGTAGATCGAGTTTGTGCTGGGCGGGATCTGGCCTACGTTCTCGTCAGCCATGATGGCGTCCAGGGTGGCCTTCTGGGGCGGGGTGATATCCGGCTCAAACTCGATGCCGATGCCGGTGACCCCGTCGCTCGCCAGTCCCATGGGAGCCGGGAGCCCCGCATCCACCATCTTGCTGGCCATCACGCCCAGGCTGCCGGAGCGGTATGGATATTGGTATCTCATGTCTTGGTCACCTTCAGCATCAGGGCGGCGCGGGTCACCGTCGCCACCGAGTCCACGTTGAAGCGCAGGCAGTCTCCGGCGGTGATCGTGGTTGTCCAGCCGGTCAGGGTGGAGGAGCTGTTGTTGGTGGCGCTGGACACCGTGGGCTTGGCGCTGGCGGTAATGGTGTCCGCAACCGTGGGCGGGTAGTTGGCCAGGGTGTCCTTCCAGATGTCGAACACAATGGAGCCCGAGGTGTCACAGAGGATCGTCCACTGGTTGATCGTGCAGCCGAAGTCCACCCGGATATCGGCCTTCACGCCGGTGGTCAGCGCCGAGCCGCCGCCGTCCAGCACGATAGTGATATCCGCGATGTTGGTGTTGGTGACGGTCCCCGCGCCCGTGTAACCTGTATACCCGGTAGGCCCGGTAGCGCCAGCCCCGGCGGGCCCGGTGTAACCGGTTGGCCCCGTGGGGCCGGTGACATTGGAGGCTGGCCCCGTATAACCAGTAGGGCCGGTAGGGCCAGCTCCCCCAGCCGTTCCCGCCGTTCCCTGTGGTCCGGTGTAACCAGTCGGGCCCGTGGAGCCTTGCGAGCCGTTGGAGCCCGCCGGTCCCGTGTAACCCGTGGGGCCGGTGAAGTTCCCCGGCCCTGTGTAGCCAGTGAAGCCGGTGTAACCGGTTGGCCCGGTAAACCCGGTAGGCCCGGTAGACCCCACCGAGCCAGCGGAGATCGTGGTCTGGATATGCGACCCGTGCGTGGCCCCCTGTAGATACATCGTCACCGTGATCGTGCCGGGGCCGGAGACGCGCTGAGCATAGATCTTGTTGACGATGCGGTCAGTCGAAGACATCGCGCCGCCGCCCGAGGGCGTGGCGATCCACTCCTGCAACGCGACGGCGACATTCGTGAACGGCTCGCTGTACTCGTCGCGCACCAGGGTTTCCACCCCCGCGCCAGTGCGCGCGTAGACCAGCAGGTGTATCCGCGCCGCGCCGCTGGACGTGGACGCATAGACGCGCCGGAAGGCCGTGCCCGCCGGGTAGTCCACTGCGCCGGGGACGCCGGGATCGGTGGCGAACTCATCGATCAGGACATCGCTCGTGCCGGAGCAGGACACGGGTATGGTTGTCTCCGCGAGCGCGGACGGGGACTCCAGCATCCGCTTGTAGCCGGTGATATCGCTGGAAGTGTTCTCATAATAGAAGATGCGGCCCGCCGAGATGCCCTCTTCACCTTGCGGGCCTGTATAGCCGGTGGGCCCGGTTTCACCTGCGGGCCCCGTATAACCGGTGGGACCCGTGGAGCCTTGCGAACCTGCGGAACCTGCCGTCCCCTGCGGACCCGTGTAACCAGTAGGGCCTGTGTAACCAGTGGGCCCTTGCGAGCCCGCGTCTCCGGCGGAACCCGCTGGACCCGTATAGCCGGTTGGACCCGTGTAGCCGGTTGGGCCTTGCGGACCAGCTCCCCCCGCATCCCCTGCGATTCCCTGCGGCCCGGTATAACCAGTGGGTCCGGTTGCTCCCGCCGGTCCCGCAGCCCCTGTGTAACCCGTGTAACCAGTGGGACCCGTCGCGCCAGCGGAACCCGAGGGACCCGTGGGGCCTGTGGGGCCAGTGCTCCCAGCTCCGCCCCCAGGCATGTCCACCCAGGCTCCGGTCCCGTCCATGACCTTGCCGGGATCGTTGGGCAGAGGCTCATCCGGGGCCAGGACATAATCCCCGGTTCCGGTGATGCCGAGACAGTCGTTGAGTCCGCGTGGCATACTGCGTCCTTGGGAAAGATTACGTAAGCTCAAACCACTTCTGGAGCGTCTGAGATCCCCCGTCCCATGCCACCTTGTAATACTGCCCCGGAAGGACCCATGTCTGCACCGTCCTCGTCTGGGAACTGGCTGGCGCGTGTTCTGCCGCCGCTATGGTTGTGGGGGGATTAAATGCGTCGGTATAAAAGCAGAGGGTTCCTGAGACGCTTGCGTAGCCATAGACCTGAACCAGCTTTGCGACGGCCCCGGTATTCTGGTAAACCGTGTCGAAGGCGCGAGAGGCGGTAACATCACTCCGGGTAGTGATCCCCGGAGCCGTCCACTTGATTCCCCTGGCTTGTGCCGAATCCGCCGCCAGCACCTGACCGTCTGACCCTGCCGGAACGCGAGCATCTACCGTCGAGTAGCCCCAGAGGTCGCCCTTGGTGGTAAGTGGGGAGGACGATCCGCCAACAGGAGTAACATCATCCCAGGTCGCGCCGTTGTCGTACCAGATCTCGCCGGTGTCCGTGGCGAAGAACAGCCGCCCCTCGATGCTCGCCGCTGGGCGGTTGGCGAACGTGTCCTTGAGAATCACATTGGCTAGGGTCAATTGGGAACTCCTACTACGGTTACAACATCACCGCCCGCAAAGATAAAGTTATTGTTTCCGTCCGTCAGGGACTCGTCATGCACGTCGGGGGTCCCGCCGCCTCCGCCTGCTGGCCCTGTGTAGCCGGTGTAGCCGGTTGGCCCGGTTGGTCCGGTGGCCCCCGCCACCCCGTCGCCACCGTCCGCGCCTGCTGGGCCGGTGTATCCAGTGGGGCCAGTCGAGCCGAGACCCGTATAGCCCGTATAACCGGTGGGGCCGGTTGCCCCCGTATAACCTACGGGGCCGGTGAAACCAGTGAAGCCCGTGGGGCCCGTGTAGCCTGTCGGGCCGGTAGCGCCATCGGGGCCCGTGTAGCCGGTGGGGCCGGTGGGGCCGCCCGATTCTCCCCCCGGCCCTGTCGGACCCGTGGGGCCGGTTGGACCGGCGGATGGCCCGGTGGGGCCGGTGGGTCCTGCTGGGCCCGTAGGGCCGGTAGCGCCCCCGCCGCCCCCGCCGCCGGTGGCGTTGATGACGATCCTGACCCGCTCGTTGTTGACATCGTTGTTGTCCGCGCCAGCGATGGCGACGTTGGTTCCCGAGATGAACTCCAGCTTGGAGCGGGTCCCCACCTCCGAGCCGTCGACCTGAACCTCCAGCGCCCGGTGGTCGAGCTGATCGTCCACCTCCAGCAGCTTGTCGCGGAGATCGTAGACCAACTGGTAGAGGCGGCGGATCGCGGTCTTCAGCGCCTCCGGCAGCGGCAGGGACTCCAGGTTCGGGATGTGGCGCGGGAGGGCGGCCATCTAGCCTGGACCTCCCCGGTTGGGAACCGGACAAGAGTCGACATTCCCGCCGCCTCCGCCCCCGCCCCCGCCGCCACCCCCACCACCCTCGCTGGGCATATTCATCCCAACACCTGACAGGGAGCCCGAGATAGAGCCGGAAGCGTCTTGCTTGAGTATCCCGGCCAACACTCCTTCCAGGCCGGGGAGTGTCGAAGCCAGCCCGCCATAGATATCAGCGGCAGTGCCCACAAGCATGCCGCCCAATCCTGGCAGCGGCGACATGGCAGACATGTCTCCGGCGACATCGACTGGAGGGGGCGCTCCCATGGCGTCGATGTACTGCATCCGCAGGGAGTGGTACTTGGTGGACGGCGGGGTGGTTGGCGCGTTGGCGGTGTAGCTGGCCAGGAGGGACACCTGCCCCGTGCCGGAGCCGGAGACTCCATAAGACAGCACGTCTTCAGCGGCGAACGTGGTCCCGCTGATATCGATGGTGTAGATCGTGCCCGCCCCGGCCCCGGCGAGAACGGTAGTGGAGCCCTTGATGACGCCGTTCACCTTGAAGTCGATGGTCAGGTTGCTGCTCAAGGGCGTGACCACCGTGGCGGTGACCGTGGTCCCGGTTCCGGGGTAATAGGCGCTGGCCGCGTTGTTGGGCGTGATCGAGGGGACCCCGCCCGAGAACGTGACGTTGGAGTACCACTTCTGCGGGAAGCTGGTGGGCGTCCCCATCACCCCCAGCGGCTGCGCTATCAGAGCGGTCATGATGCCGAAGCGCGTGTCCGACAGGGCTATCGTGTAGGGGCTCAGGATGCCCGAGGAGCCCATCGGCTCCCAGATGACCGTGGGGACGCTCCAGCCGCCGCTGGCCGAGGTGGTGTGCGTCTCGTACAGGTAGGAATGGATGTTAGGGTCCGTCCCTATATAGGCCGAGAAGATACAGAAGAGCGTGTCCCCCTGCGCCACGCAGGAGCAGGGGAAGTAGTAACCAGTGACGTAGACAGCGGCCTCGTTACCGAGCGTCATCCCCGTGAGACTGCTGGTGTCCACCGTCTCATCGGTCCAGGTGGGGCTGGCCGCAAACGTCCCGCGCGCGATGCGCAGCAGCTTGTCCGTGGGATGCACCACCGGAACAACCACCTGATTCTGAGCGCCGAAGATTGCGGGCTGGCCCAGCCAGGACTGACGGCTGGTCAGGAATGAGCCCGTATACCGTGTCGAGGGGCCGGTCACCGTGCTGGGCTTCTCGATAGTGAAGCTGCGCACCGCCGAGCCGTTGACCGTGAAGAGGTGGGCGCGGTCTGTGGATGGCTCGCGGATCGCCCAGCCGAGCTGCTCGTTGGTGGTTACGACAATGTAGGGCGTTCCCCACGAGCCCACCCCGGTGTAGTTGGTGGCCCGCAGCCGGGAGCTGGCGTTATAGATCGCCAGCATGGAGTTGTCCTGCCATACCACCAGCGAACCGGCGTCCCCGAAAGAGATGGAGGAGTAGTCGTTAGTAAGGAAGTCTTCCGTGGTTGTGTCGTAGCGATACATCCCCAGCACCGATGGAGAGAAGGTGGTTTCTCCCATGAGGATGTAGATGGTGGACCCTACCACGGCAAAGCCGGGATGATAATCCGCGAGATCGGTGTTGTTCTCCAGGCGAGTCCAGGTCCCGCCGTTGTCCGCGCTCTTCCAGATGCACATGGCGCGGGTGGCCTCCACCGAGCCCACCTGCGCGGGGCAGAGAAAGTACAGGTTGGAGCCTATCTTCTGCAGGGAATTGGCGGAGGACTTGCTGGACTCGAAATACTCAGGGTCTGGCGGCGGCGTCGTCAGCGTAAACGTGTAAGCCACTATGCCTCCCTAATATAGATTCCTATCAGCCCCAGCGCTCCATACTCGCTGTCGATGATCTCCCGGCGCTTGAACTCCGCCGCCAGGAACCGGCCCCAGGTTTCCTTGGGCGCGCATGGCAGAACGTCCGTCCTGGCGAGGGACGCCAGTTTCTCCAGCAGAAGAGCCTTGGCTTCCTCCAGCGTGGGAGCGGTAACGTCCACGTCGCACACCGTGTAGCCGTTCTCGTCATGCAAGGTGTGCGCAATGCGAAACTGGGAGCGCTTCCGCCTGGACAGCTCCGCATACACCCGGTCCAGAAACTCCTGAGTCTGCTCCATCAGCCCGCGCCTCCTGTGCGCCCCTGCGGACAGTCAACAGTTCCCCCACCGCCGCCCCCGCCACCGCCTCCCACATTGCCGGAGCCCATCAGGAGCCCACCGGCGAAAGAACTGCCAATGACGCCAACCGCAGCCGAAGATATCGAGCCAATCATGGACATACCGAGCCCCGGCAGCCCGCCAGCAAGGTTCCCCTCTTCGATTGCGGCGTTGCCGGTAAACACGCCAGAAAGACCGGGAAGCGCGCCGTCGATAGTCCCTTCAGGCGCAGCAACGCTCAGCTCAAACTGAATCTCTCCAAATGACGCGACAAATAGCGACTCAAATCCATTGGTAGGGGTATAGTTTCCAGTGGGCGAAAGCCAGAGGTCATCGACGGTAGACCATGATCCCGGCGCTCCATGAAACCACCGGAAATGGCCCTGCAGATGAGGATCGTCTTCTGCCCCGGCGTCCCAACGGTCCTCAGTCCAACAGACCAACACTGTAAGCTCGCCCGTATGAATCGGGTTAAACCTGTAATACTGAGTAACCTTGTTGTAGTTTTCCTGATCCGCCGATGATCCATACACCCCATGGCAGTTGTATGAGATAGAAAGGAACACCCCCATCCACCACCACATGCCCAGCGACACAAGCTCAAAGTCTTCCCCGGTCTGCAAAACATCGCCAGTCCAGGAAGCTGGAGTCAGGGAAGCTTCTGCGGTAAATGCGCGGATATCGGTATAAACTATGACCCTTCCGTCGTCATCCGTTCTCCCAAGACTGTCGCTATAGCATAAAGCCGCGCACGCAACCCTCTCACCGGACGGCGTCGGATACACAGTAATATTAGAGACGTATCCGACCTGATACCGCATATAAAGATCAGAATTGATAATGGACTTGGACCCGAATACCCCACTGGAGTCCATGCCCATGTGCCACATCTCGTCGCGGTTAGTCCCGGTGACATCCGGCCCGTTCATCAATAGAAAATGAGAATTGCCAGCCGTGTCGCAGGCAACATGAGCGGGCCAATAAGTGACGGGACCGGCGGTCTGGCCGGGAATGGCAACCGCCGCGCCAAACACTTCCCCATCGAACGTGGCGTAATAGGAGCGCCCATATTGCTTGCTGTCGGTATGGGTGTAGCGCGTGCCGGAAAAGAAGAAAACCATGTCTCCGGGGCCGCGCGTGGCAAGACTCATCGCGACTTCGCGGCTCTGAAGTTCGGCTGCAAGAGTGCCCCTGACCAACGCATCAACCGGGACGGAAGAATCCACGATCTCAGCTCCCCAGGTGTCCGTGTTCATATCCCAGGGAGCAACAGCTACCCCGTGATAAGTGTGCGTCGTATAGTCGAAATTATGAACGTAGATTAGATAGGCCGTGTCTCTATCCACTCCCACGCAATAAGCGACTCCAAATGAGGGAACCGAGTCGATGGGAAGCTCGCTGCCCTCCACAAATGACCAAGTGGTTCCCATGTCTGTGCTCTTGAAGACGCGCAGCTTCTCGTCTCCGGCGCTGCCAGGAACCTCGATAGGGGAGCCGCCTGGATTGTTGATCTCAAACTCGGTTGTGATACCGTCTAAATTATAAAGAAAGGCGTATAGGTGGTTATAGTGACGGACTACAAACCTCTCCTTACACGAGTTGGACCCTACATCATATTGCCCGATGATGGAGAGCGTGTCCGACATGCATTAGAGAGACTGGGTCAAGGTGACGCTCGTCAGCGAGATGGCCGCGCCGGTGGCGAAGGCCACCGTGTTGAAGTTGCAGTCCGAGCCCGAGGTCCCCACGTTGCCGTCGAAAAGCACGGTGGCCCCGTCCGCTTTCAGGGAACGGAACCATGTGCAGGTTCCGTCCGCGATGACCGTGGAGGGAGTGATGGCGTTGGCGGCGGCGCTCGCGCCCGAGGCCGCCGTGAAAGCCGTAGCGGCCCAGCGCAACTCGGCTAGTTTTACCTGGGAACTGACGGCTACGTTGGCGGTGGCGGGACGGACCCCGTCGTAGAAGCGGATGTAGCCGTTGTCGCACTGCTCGGTGGTCGCGTCGAGCCGGGTGTTGGCCAGCGGGGTGGATGTTCCTAGCGCCATAGTTTCTCCTTAGATGAATGCGCCGCGCTCGTAATGCGGGCCGCCGAATGGTTTTGTCACCATGTACTCTGAGGTCCCCCGGCTCCACTGGGCCACGCGGACCTCGCAATCCTTCTGGAAAAGGCGGAAGGGAACGCAGCTCGTCAGGGAATAACTGACCAGCTTGGCCTTCTGCGGGCGCAGGACCTCGTACAGCTTCTGCACGGTGCCCACGGTGGAGGCGAAGACATAACTGTTCACGGTTCCGCTGGTGTCCGTGATCCGCAGGGTCACATAGTCGTAGCTCTGCAGGGCGATATAACAGTCGCGGTGGTGATACCAGCCCTGCAGGCCGTGCGAGGTGGTCTGGGTGATCCAGTTCTTCGCCAGCTCCGGCGCGGGCTCCCAGACCCAGCGGATCTTGAAGTTCTGGTCATAGCGGATGGGGATCGAGGGGATGCAGCGGAGCTGGTGCGCGATGAACGGCGTCATAAAGCTGTAGGCCATCTCGCGCTCGCCGTTATGGTTGATCTTCTGGAAGACCTGGGCCACCTGCCCGCCGTCGTACTGGACCGTGAAGTCGCAGTCCAGGCCGCCGGTGTCAGCCTGGAGCACGAACCCCTGCACGAACTTCGCGCCCTCGTAGCCATCGTCCGTCCAGTCCGTCCAGAGGGCTGCGAGATCGGGTTTGGGGTAGCCTATCCAGCGGACCTTCCACTCCGGGTACTGCCGCCAGTTGCCCTTGGGGACCAGCTTGATCTCGGTGGAGATGAACGGGGCCCCGAAGCTGTAGGCCTTCTGGACGCGCCCGTCATGGTTGACCGAGAGGGTGCGGACCACCGCGCCCTCGCTGACCACGTCCACTTCGATGACCTCGCCCTGCGTGTCCGCTTCAATCGCCACGCCGTGGTAAGCCGTGGGGTCCGAGGGAGTGTAGTCGGGGACCCACATGGTGAATTCCGGCTGCGCCACATAGACCCAGCCCACCTTGAAGTTCTCCAGGTAGCGGATGTTATTGCCCGAGGGGATCAGCTTCATCAGGTGGATGGTGGGCGGCTCGGCCAGGGGATAAGGCTTCTCCAGCTCGCCATCGTGGTTCACCGTGAAGGTATGGATCAGGGTCTGGTCGCACCATAGCTCCAGGGTCACGTCCTCGCCTTCCGTGTCCGCTTGCAGGACAAAGCCCTGGAGATACTTGGGCTGCGGCTTACCGTCATCCGTCCAGTCGCTATGGAACTTTGTCAGCTCCGGCTTCTTTGTCCACTTGGGGATGAACCGGAACAGCTCCCAGGTGGAGGGCTCCACCGGCACGCAGCGGAGCTGGTGGGTGATGGCGGGGCTGGTGAAGCTGTAGGGCTTGGTCGACTGGCCGCCGTGGTTGATCGTCAGGGTGGCGATGACCACGCCGTTGTCGCCCTGGACCTCGATCTGCCGGTTGACCGAGAACGTGTTGGCCTCGATCAGGCAGCCATAGACCCACTTGTCCCCGGGCTCGCCGTCATCGGTCCAGTCCGTGGCGCGGGCCTTGCTGATCTCCGGTTTGGGGACGAAGCTCGGCTGGTATTGGTAGAGGTAGCTGACGCCGGCGCCGGTCCAGTCTACGTCCAACGCGAAGGTGGGCGAGAGTAGGCCCAGGCCCAGGTTGAAGTCGACCACAAACTGGTCGCGGGCGCTCCCGGCGAGGGACTCCGCCACCACGGTGTCGATGCTGAAGTCCGTGCGCGCGGCGGTATGTACGGTGTTGCCGCCGGGATTGCAGTCGAGAATGTAGTCGCCCCAGAGCTTCTGCAGGCGCGGGTCGCCCATGTCTTCCGCCCGCGTGATCAGGCGGCAGAAGATGGCGTTGCCGTTGTCCGTGGTCCCGCCGTAGTTGTACAGTTGGTTCCCGCAGCCCACCAGCAGGTTGTTGGCGTTATACCACTCGCTCCCGCCGGGGACCTTGAAGCCGCCAATCTCAAAGGCGCGGCTGGTTGGCTTGGTGTTCACGTAGCCGAGCGCCCCCGCGTCGTCCAGGCCGAATAGGTCGATGCTCACCCAGCCCTTGGCCTGCTTACTGTCGTAGACCAAGGTCGCGTAAGTGGTCCCGGCGGCTCCGATGGTTGTCTGAGGGAAGTCGTAGAAGAGCAGCCCGTCGAACCACGTCAGCCGGTGGTAGCGCAGCTTGCCGTAGCTGAAATCCGGTTTACTGATCCATGACTCGTTCACCAGCCAGGGGAAGATCTGCGCGAGCGTGCGCGGGCTGGTGTTGTCATGGATGAAGAACGGGTACATGGCCGCGTCCGTCAGGCACTCCAGGCCGCTCGCGATAGACCAGTTGTACACGCCGTCCCGGCCCAGCCATGTGACATGCTCGGCCACGCCGGTGGTCTGGGTGGTCAACGAGTAGGGGGCCCATATGCCCTTGCCGCCGGGGACCTCCTCCACCTGGAACTGGCCGGGGGCGATTAAGCTTGGGTACACGCGGAACATGCGCTCCGTCGACCAGAGCAGGCAGGTGCCGTCCACCATGCAGCCGTTCACCAGGGGCTCGGTGGCGCTCGTGACCGTCAGGCTGTTGACCACGTCCGTCGAATCGGGATCGTTGCCGTTTGTCCAGTAGAGATCGCCGGGGGCCTCCGCGTTCCCCACGCCGAAAACGAACGCGCCGCCGGTCCCGGTGGAGAACGGGCCCCAGATGTGCGGCAGCGCCGTGCCGTGCTTCAGCGTGCCTTCCGGCGTCGACCACGGCACCGCGCCGCCCTCCACCGCGCCGCTCGCGTCCTCCGTCAGCTCCAGGACCGTATCGCTGAGGACCTGGAAGATGGAGAAGTTTCCCTGATTGACGCCGATATAGGAGCCCTGGAACCAGCGGGTGTTGAAGTAGTCGCCCGTGGAGCGGGTGAGAATATAAGTGCCGGTGCCGGTAGCGGATAAAGTGGCGTTGCCGAAGTGCGCGCGGTCCTGGGTGACAAACGGGGCGTACTGCGTGAACCGGGTGACGCCGGTCACCGGGTCCGTCGCGGACGGCGGGGACGGGGAGGTCTGGAGCACCTCGTCCGCATAGGTGTCGTCAAACGTGTCTCCGCTATTGCCGGTGCCCACGTACACCCAGCGGTCGATGGTCCCGCCGAGACGGTACACATCGATATAGATGTTGGGGTCCGGTGTCAGCACGTCGTTCTGGGGATCGTAGGGAGCGTTGGGCAGCGTAAAGCGCGCGGACTGCTCGTCCAGGACGAGGTAGGGGCTGGCCAGGGTGACGCGAGTGGGCGCGGAGGGGTTGCTCCGCGCGCCGGTGAAGCGGTTGCGGTAGGCGAAGGCCCACTGGTACGCGCCGCTCAGCGGGCCGCCCCCTCCAGCGCCCCCTATAGCCACTGGGACCACTTGGTTGACCGGGATCGGCAGCCCCATGTAGTTGGCGCGGGCCATGGACGGATAGCCCGCCACGGGCGGAACCAGAGGAGTGTAATCCGGCAGATCGCCCGGGTAGTAGCCAATCGACAGCATTTGCGACTGGTCCCCGATGTACTTGAAGGCGAACGGGGTCCCGATAGGCGTCATGTCCACGAACGAGAGAGGGAGCCCGCTCAGCGGCAGCCGCACCCAGGTTCCGCCCGATGGATAGTAGGGGAGCTTCACCGGGTTGGGAGTGGCGTGCATCAGATACACGCCGTCCTTGCCCACCCGCAGCTTGGTCCCGATGCCCACCACGTACTCGTAGCTGTAATGCTGCGCGCCGTGGCTGTTATTCATGCGGGAGATCGAGTGGATATCCACGTCGCCGTCTATCGCCATGTCGGCAAACAGGCTCAGGCCGGGGCGGGAGGTGATCTCGCCCTGTTGCGACATGCGGACGTTGCGCATCAGGACGCCCTGCTCGTCGGGGACTGCGTCCGCTGGCCGGTTCCAGTTCATGCCCCTGGTGGGGAACTTTACCGTCTTGCGCTCAAAGGCTGCCATGTTATGCCACCGCTATACCACCGGAATCCCACCGGAATACCCACCCCCGGGAATACCACCGGAATACCACCGGAATACCACCGCTATGCCACCGGAATACCACCGGAATACCGCCATCACGCCACCTGCTGGTCCGTCAGGTCCGCGCGCTGGAAGAGGCTCGTCAGGTAGCGGACCTTCGTCTCCAGCCGCTTGTTGCGCCGCGCCGCTCCCGCCAGGAAGTTGTCGTAGAGCGGCATGGTCGAGATGAATTCCGCGCCGCCCATCTTCCAGCTCAGGATGTGACGGCAGTAATCGTAGAGGTAGGGCAGCTCCTCGCGGCCCGCCTGGACGTAATCGCCCGCGCCGGTGGTGAGCGGGGCCGCCTGCACGAGATCCAGGCTGATGGTATACGCGCCCCGGGGGACGCGGTAGAGGGCCAGGAGATCGTAGGCGGCGGCGGCCTGCGAGGGAACGCCGAGGGAAGTCGCCCAGAACGGCTTGGCGCAATCCATCTCCGCGATGGTGGCGAGCGGAACCGGCGAGCCGTTGACGCGCACGCGGAGCATCGAGTGCGCCATGGCGGCGATGTCCAGGGCGTTCTGGTAGCGCTCCTGGCAGTACTTGGCGCGCAGCGGATCGTAGCCGGGGTTGTGCGTCGAGAGCAGATCGTAGAGCGCGCCCCACTTCAGCGCCCAGGCCCACTCGTCGGGAATGGCGAAGCTCACGGCGTCGTTGGGGATCAGCTCCAGCGTCTGCGCGTAGATCAGGTGGATCGTCCCGGCGCCGCTCGGCGGCGGAACCAGGGTGAGACTCCCGGGCATCGACTCCGCCTGCGAATAGCCGTAGGGCTTGCCGGGGTTCAAGCTCCACAGGGGGGAGTAGGCCTGCGCGGCGTAGAAGTCCGTGCGGCTGAGCGACCAGGAGGTGACGGTGTCCGTGTCCGTCCACGCCGCCCGGTCGATCACCGCCACGTCTTGCGGCAGGGGCACGGAGTTGGCGGGCGGGGCCGGTGGCGTCAGGGTGGTGGTGGTCAGCGGCAGGTGCGCGTCGATCACAAACTGGTTACGGCGGCGCACGAGGGCTGCGGTGATCTGGTTGATCGAGAACTGCGGCGTCATGCCGGTCCCGGCGGTTCCGGCGGCGGCAGGCTCCAGCAGGTGGTGTTGGATCTCGGTGACGAGGTTCCCGAAGGCGTAGTCGCGGCGGCGCAGGGTGGGCAGTTCTTGGGAGAGATCGTAGAGGGCGGTGTTGGCTACGGTGGAGAAACTGGCGGAGGTTGTCCAGTAACTGCAGAGGGCCCCCCATGCGAGAAGAGACTCGTGGAGGGCCCTGCGCAGCTCGTCGGAAGTCCAGAAGACGAGATCGGGGTCGCCCAGGCTGGCCGCCAATTCAGCGATGAACTGAGACTCCGTAACCTGGGTGTAAGCCACTGCATCTCCCTAGTACTTGCCTTTGTTGCTTCCTTTAATGGTGATCTGGGTGTCCCAGTTTCCTTCCGCGCCGGGGCCCTCGATGGAAGCCCCGCCGCTCTTGCTGATGTTGCCGGTGGCCTTCTTGTAGCTGTGAACCGGGGCGTCCCCGCCGTTGTCCACGTTCTCGCTGCTCATCGGGGTCTTGATCTGTCCCTGCGTCGATCCTTCTTTTCCAGGTCCCTTTGTGTCGGGCATAAGTCATCCTTAATATGGGTAAACTGCGTGCGTCTGGAGCCAGCTCCCGTCGCACCATGGACCGGCGTAGGGCAGGGACTGGCTCTGATAAATCAGGTCCTTCATCGCGGTTTCATCGTCCTTCTTCTCCAGCTCGTAAATCATCTTCTCAGCGGTCAGACGATGGATGTTCGACACTTGCGGGTCGCGGTAGGGGTTGGGCTGGTTGGCCGTCCCCGGCCAGAGGGAGAGGTTGGTCAGAGACATCTCCACCAGCACGTCGCCGCGCCGCTGAACGAACGGGGGCAGGACCGGATCGTCATCCGTCAGGGACGGGAGCTTCTTGTAGTAGAGGTAGGTGTAGACCCCGTTGTCCGCTACCGGGCGCGGCCACAGCTCGTAGCGCGGGACGCTGGAGGTCCGGTCTGCCTTGCACGGGAAGACGAAGATGTCTCCCTCCACATAATCGCCTACAGGGAAGTGGACTTCGACCCCGCACGAGAGGCTGACAGGGCTTTGGCTCGTGAGGACTCCGGCCCCTTCAGTAATCCCTTCCTCTTGGCTCCAGCGGAAAACCGCCGCCCCGGAAGGTCCACCCGTTGTGATCTCGACAGCATATATCGTGTCTTGCGGGTAGGTGTACCCGTCACTTGTTCCGGCACCGGGCGCGGGTCCGCTACCGTGGACCTGTAGGACACTTCCGACTTGCCCTTGGACGTTTCTGGTGTAGTCATAAAAAGCCAGCGCGTAACTGCTCCCGGATTGGGAGCGCTGCGGGTCCATGGCGTCCAACTCCGCCTGCATGGCGTTGTGGTTCAGGCGGTAGTTGCGCGCCGGGTCAACGACACTGTAGAACTCCTGAAAGTCCTCCGGCATCGCAAAGTAACACTGGAACAGGCTGTAGCTCTGGCCGGTCAGATCGGGGCCGGTCCACGGGCGGTCCATCGTCAGGGAGGTCGAGCTGTCGACCCGCTCCACGGTATAGGCAGGGTAGGAGCCGCCTGCAATAGCCCCTACCCTCACCTGCTTGCCCACCAGCTCCGGCGCGAAGCTGGTGGCGGAGCCGGTGACCACCGCCGTGCCAGAGGTCACCGAGATGGTTCCGGGGCTGGCGTAGCTGGACGGGTGAAACGCGCCAACCCCGGTCAGCCAAGACCAAGTGCGGCGCTCCGCCAACTGGTTGAAGGCGTCCCGCACGAGGTCCTGGCAGAGATCGGGCCCCGCCGCCGGTACGCGGAGCTGAACCCTGCTCCAGACTGTGGTGAAGGTGTCCACTTAGTGAGTCCCAAACCAGACTGTGGTGAAGGTGTCCACTTAGTTACTCAAGGGGTAGCCCCCTAGCCGCGCATGGCGCAGCAGGCTTCCGCTTTTCGGGGGCATAAACTCAGGTCCCGATGACCTCCAGATCGGTGGTGGACATGGTGCCGGTCAGCGTGATGACGCTGGTGCCGGGGACGGACCCGGCGGCCACGGAATAGGCGGTGAGCGCCGTGCCCTCGCCCACCACCATATGGACGTTGGCCAGCCCCACGGTGAGCGTGCTGCCGGTGGCCCCGGTGACGTTGTACAGCTTCTGCTTCACCGAGCCGATGACGTTGTGCTTGACGCTGTTGACGGTAACCTCTGCCATGGGTCCTCCTTATAGACCGGCGGGGATGTCCAGGGTGGCCTTGCAGAAGCCGTCTTCAGCTTCCTCAGTCACGATGCCGAGAGGGACCGCCGGGATCGTCTTGCTGGTCCCGAGGTCCACTCCTTGAGCGTCCGAGTTGGGCCCGTCAGCCGCCACCAGGACTTGGCCGGGAGTGGCCGCCGCGCACTTCACCGGGACGCTCTTGCCCTTCTGCAAGATCCAGATGAAGTTGCCGGGAACCGCAGCCGAGCGGAAGACTCCGGCCACGTTGGAGCGGAAGGTCCCCGCCACGTCGCTCAGGTTGCCGAGCGAGGCGTCGTTGGTGACCACGTAGTTGGCCGCGTCCTTCCAGTAGGCGAGCTGTCCCGCTTCGATGGGGACGGGCTCGGCCTGCGGCTTGGGCGCGGGCGCTTTTGCCTTGTGAGGATCGAGCGGCGGCTTCTCCGGCGGCTTCTCCCCCGGCTTGGCGGGAGGCTTCTCCTTCTCGCCCTTTTCCGCCGCTTCCTTTTCCGCAGCCTTCTTCTCGTCTGCGGCCTTCTTCTCGGCGGCCTTCTTCGCCACAGCCTCCGCCGCCGCATCGTGCACGCGCACCTTCTGGTAGACGCGCCCCGCCCAGTTGATCACGCCGCCGAGTTCGCCGGGAGCATACGGCGTCTCTTCCTGCGAGGTGTCGGGGTTGCCGCTGCCGATATAGGGACTCACGATTAGTTGAGCCATAAGTTTCCTCCTGTTCGATCCCTGCAACTACGAGGCAAACCCGTAGATCTGCTTGTGATACCTGGGGTGCACGGTGAGGTTGTGCGCGAGCAGGACCTGCCCCACCAGGATGGTGTTGTTGGCCGCCGGGATGAAGTCGCGGAAGCCGCCGCCAAAGGTGGCGTCGTTGGAGACGTAGTAGTTGAGGAACGGCTTGCGCGCGTTCAAGATCCAGAGCGTCTCGCGGGTGGTCGACAGGTTACCCGCCGGGTAGGCCGTCACAGCGCCCGAGGAGGTTTCCGTCAGGTAGGTCACGGCCACCGGGTCAGCCGCGCCCGCCGAGCCGGTCAGGTACTGGCCGGGGCAGTAGCGGCTTGCGACCATCGTAGCCCCGTTGAATGCCAGTCCCCGAAAGCCCACGCCCACTTCCAGCTTCGCATCCTGGAACCTCTGCTGGGTCTGGAACTTCGACTTGACGTAGCTGAACCCCTTGGGAGTGGTGACCATGATGTTGGGCTCGTAGTTGCCGGAGCCGTAGAAGGCGTCCATGTAGCCCGAGTCGATGGTGTCGTACTCCAGGGAGCCGCCGTTGACGTTGACCGGCACAGAGGACAGGGAAGGCGTGAATGTGGCGCGGGTCAGGGTGCCGTAGGTGGCGTAGGCGGTCCCGTCCCAGGACTGCGCCGAGCCGTCGTTGATGGCCTCCGCGAGGCCGTTCACGTTGGCCGTGTAGTTGGTGGCGCTCCCGTTCAGGTAGGTGCCGATGGAGACAAACGCGCCCAGGGACATGTAGCCCTGGTCGATGCGCGCCTTCAGCAGCTTGATCGCCGCCAAATCCCCTTTGTTGAGGACTTGGATGTCCTCCTGGTAGAGGGGCACGCTGACCTGGGTGTACTTCACGTCCATGCGGAGCTGCTGCTCGGTCTGGCGCTGCGTGGTGGTGAAGGTTTTCCCCTTAGCGTAGCCGCCGCCAATCAGCGAGGCGTAAAGGAAGTCCTCGTTGATGGTGGAGCCGCCGGTGAAGTCCTCGCGCAGGTTCTGGCGGAGGTAATAGTTGAGAGGGTCTTGGTTATAGATGTTGTCGACCAAGCCGGGGTTGGTGCGGATATACCGCCTAGTCGTTACATTAATCGCATCGAGAGAATCAGGCATCTCTATCCTCTATTCCGCCCCCGGCCTAGCAAGGGGGCTTCACGATTTGGCGGGCGTGGAGCGCCAAGCATTCAGCAGCTCGGCGTCCATGTCCTTGGGGGCGTCTTTCGGGTCCGCCTTGCGGAAGAGGTGCGACTGCTCCGGCGGGGCAGTCTCCACCGGCAGCTTGTAGCGGGAGCGGAGGTCGCGCTCGATCTCGTCCCGCTGGTCCTTCTTCCACTGTTCGTTGGCCTTCTTTTCCTCTTCCTGCACGCGGGGCCCGATGTACTCCTTGTAGGCCGCGCGCAGAGGAATCCGCTGCTCGTTGGCGATGCGGTCTATCGCCTCCAGGTCCGGTTTCTCCTTGAAGCGGGCGACGTGCTCGGCGGTGATTTCGGCGGTGTCCTTGATGACACCGGCGTAGCGCCGCCCCATGTCCATCTGGAGCGCCATCAGATCGTCCTTCGACACGTACTTGCTCGCGTCGAAGGCGGGCTGTTGGGCTCCGTTCCCGTTCTGGTGCTGCTGGCGGTAGTCCTGCAGCTCCTGCATGGCGGCGTTGTACTCCTGCGCCATGCGGTCGTATTCGGCCTGCGCCTTGGGATACCAGTCCTGGTATTGCTTCACGCGCCCGAGCTGGGCTTGGTAGTCCTCCGTCGCCGTTTTGACAAGGGAGTTCAGCTTGGGGCCCAGTTTCTCGTGGCCGTAGATCTTGGTCAGCGCGGCGGTGACTGCCTCGTCGGAGTAACCGGCTTCGGCCAGCGCCTGCGTCATGAGTTCCTGAAAAGTCTGCATTACATTCCTTGCGGGGGCGCTGGAAGCGTCATCGGGTTCTGGGTCATCCCAGTGATCGCGGGACCAGTGGGACCCATCTCCGGGCCGCCTGCATCGGCTCCTTGGGGGCTCATCATCATGCGCAGTTGCGAGATCGCCTGCGCGGCCACGGGGACGAAGCTCGGCATGGACATGGCGAGCATCTTGTACCCGGTTTCGATCATGCGCACCGCTTCCAGGGCTGGCGGGAGCCCGCCCGAGAACGCGGAGGTCAGGTCAGGTTCGGCGCTGCCCCGAGACGCGGCGTCGGCGGCGTTCTCGTGGATCTCGTCGGGCAGAGGCGGTAACGAGGTCGGCATTTTGTAACAGGGATAACGCGGGCGGGAAAGGGGGCCAAAGTTACAGCGGGAGGGGCAGTTAAAGATAAACCAGGAGAGCCGGGATTATTTTTTGGGGGGCGGGGGCAACTGGCGGAGAGCCTTACGTTGCGCCTGCCTCATCGCAATGTCCAACAAATCGGGGTCCACCTGATGAACCCACTTCGTCCACTGCTCAGGCGTCAGCGTATTCAGGCGGCGCTCCAGACCTTGCAGCGCACCTTGAGCGCCCCGATAATCGCCCTGACCAATTTTGATGGCGGCGTCATTCGCAAGCAGTTGAGCGGTGTTGAATACCGGAATCTGCTGGTGCTCTGCTACATACGAGCCAAGAGCGTCCTGCACCTTCTGCCGATATTCATCAACTGGCACGTTATAGTAACGCGCATTGTTTGCGATATTTTCTTCCACTTCTCTGCCAAAGCCGTATTCGCTCTTCAGCCGCCGCAGCATGTTGGCAACCTTCTCGCCAACAAACTCACGCCCGCCCGTATCCCAAGTAGGAGCTTCCGCGATACGATGCGTCAAATCGCCAGTATGCTCAACGGCAGGGTTGAGAACGCCACCACCATAAGCCCGCTGAACTCTCAGCATCGCGTCCTCTGGCAATCCGCGCTGCGCTTCCGCCACCTTCTGGGTAAAGAGTTGCTTCAACAGCGCTGGATCTTTAGCCAGTTTCTCAAGAGCTGGGGTTGTAGGTGTCTTTACCACGCCTTGCATCACTCTCGGATCGGGGTTGTCAAAGGGGCTAAGGAAGGCTTCCAGCGCCGCTGGAGCCAGATTCCTAAATGTCATCATAGCAGGGCCACCCAGCGCAGCCGTACCTAGAGTGAAAGCGGGCATCATGCCATACCGCAGCAGAGCGTCCCCGGCTTCTGGGCTGGTGTCGAGCGGCTGACCGGCGGGAGCGGGAGGAAACGGTTGCGGCGGCCCCGGCAACTGGCGCTGGCTCCGGCCTGTAAGGGCGGGGAACACTACTTGCCTTTCTTGGGCGCTTTGGCGGGCGGCCCGTGCCAGTACACCGTCCTGCGATTAGGCTCATAGTAGAGCCGGTCGTACAGCTCAAAGGGCTTGCCGAAGCGCCCCTGCTGGCCCTCTACGGAATTCTTGTCCAGGTCCCAGCGGTCATAGTAGGAGTAGTAGGGCAGCTCGATGGCCGGATCGAAACCCTTACCGATGGTGTACTGGCCCATGACTTGACCAGCAATATCCTTATTGATCCTCTGCTTTGCAGCCTCCTCCAACTCCTGCAATGCGGCCCAGGCATAGCCGGGTTGATCCATGCGTTCGCTGTACTTCAGATCAAGACCGCCAAAGATTCCTTCCCGCGCCCCTTGAGCTATCACGGGCCAGAGATCGCGAAGACGGTAATAAAGCTGATTGGGGTCCTTGGCGCTAGAAGGTTGATAGGGCGAGACAGCAAAGGTGCCATGCTGCTGCGGCATCCCCATGTACATCCTCCAAGCATCATACCGCTCAGGAGCCTCTTCTTCAGTGCGCCCCGTATTTCCCTCGCTATAGTGAAACGGGCTGATGACCTTATACAAAACCTTATTAGTTACTGGATGCTTGGCGCGCTGTCCTTGCAGAATACCCTGGTCCGCAAGTTGCTGGGCCGCCTCATAGTAGCGCTGGCGGAACTCCGGCGTTCCTCCGTAGGGCGGCGGAGTGATAGCCGCCGGATCGGGAGCCCAGGAGCGCCAGTCGGAGCCCATGCGCTGAAAGAACTGCTGCAACGGCTGGTCGCGCTCCCAGTTAAACCGGTCGAAGCTTATGCTTTTGCCAGGAGGCGGAGGCAGACGCGGAACATCCTTCCCGGTCAGCTCCTGAATCCAACCACGCGGGAGATCCGCCACTTAGCTCTCCTTCACCGTGACGCGCGGGGGCTCCTGGCCAGAAGCCTTTCTCCCGGCTGCGTTCACGTCCCCGCTGAGCCCGAGCTGCTGCATGTACAGGAGGCGCTCCGGTATGGTGCGCACGTTGTCGGGGAGCACGCCTATATTCGGAATCCCCAATATCTCCCACAGGGTGAAGATGTCCATCCAGCCCGCGCGCGTGAGCTGGAGGTAGATCATCTTCTGCTCCACCTGGGCGCTATTCAGCCAGCTACCGGGAGAGATCTTAAAGGCGAACCGGCGCAGGAACTCCTTGGCGCGGTCCCAGCGCGGCATGGGGCCCCGCAACAGAGCCTCTGGCGTAATCCCGCCGTGTTGGTCATAATCGGCGTCATGGACATAGTCTGGCAGCATGCTACCGGGATCGAAGTCAAAGTCATCCTGAACTACGCCGCCGGGGCCCAGCTCGGTGACTCGCATCGGCAGTGTATAGAACTGGCTGAAATTGTAGGCGAGCTGCATCGCCAACTCTCGCGTGAAGGCTTCCAGTATGCGGGACCGGAAGCGAATGGCGGGCGACATGCTGTGGAGGATCGCCTCAACACTATCGTTAGAGGGAACCTGCTTCAAGGTCATCAACTGGGAGAGATCTACTACGCCGCTTAACTCCTTCATCTCGTCCTGAATCCACTTGACGTGCTCCCACAGAGACTGGTCGAGCGGCGGCGGGTTGACAATCTGGATGCCCTTGCCCGCGAGCGGGTTCTGGTAGATCTTCCAGCCGCTCCTTCTCGTGTCGAACGTCTGGAACTCGCTTCTCGACACCGAGTTCTTGTCATGGATACTCCCAGGTTGCGCCACCTGCGCGGCATGGTCATCGATCACACGGAGGAGGCCGTTCAAGGCCTTCTGCAGGGACAGGAGGTCCCAGACCGGCGCTTTGCCGAGCCAGCTCCAGGGGTAGGGCTGCAGGGTCAGCTTCAGGATCGGAAAGTGGCCGTGCCAGTAGTAACTGGGGCCGTCGTAGATCATCTGGGTCCCGCACCAGACCAGCATGCGCCGGTTGGGGTAGAGGGGGTCGCCCACTTTTACTTCGTAGGACCAGTTGTTGGCGGGCTTGCCGTCCTCCCACTCGCCCATGAAGATGGACTCATTGTTGAACTTCTCCCGCATGTCCTTGCGGGTGTTGCGCCGGTCATCCTTCAGGTAGCAGGTGTAGAGAGTTACTGTCGGAATCCTGGGAAGCTCGTCGCCGGTCTTGGCCCCCTTGCGGAAGGCCCAGATAGGCGAGATCACATCGGCGGCGGAGTCGCGCATCTTGCTGAGCCAGGAGGTGACCGAGCCGTCCTCCTCCGACTTCACGTCCAGGCCGTACTTGTCGCGGACGTAGTTGACCGGGACCTTGCGCTTGACGATGATACCCAGGCAGGACTCGCAGCTCTCGTTGCCGAGCGGGCGGATCGGCAGGACGTTGCGCGGGTCCTCCGCGCAGGCCTCGATGTCGCCCAGCTCCGGCGACCAGTAGAGGTGGAGGAAGCCGGTGCCGCCCACCACGTAATACTTGATGGCGTCTGCCAAACGCAGGTCGATGGAGCGGCGCTGATACCAGAAGGTCGCCAATTTGCCGTAGATCGAGGCATGCTGCTCGAAACGCCGGTTGGCCACCGAGTAGTCCCAGAAGGGCCGGGTGTCCGTCATCAGGGCCGCGAGGTCTTCCGCGATTTTGGACACCCGGTTGGTGCGGGTGCCCGAGAGCGAAGACTTCACGTCCGCTTTGGCCGTCTCGTCCTGGCTCATCACGGCGTCGATGGCGGGGCCGATTTGGCTGTAACCGGGCTGCGCCGCGAGAAAGCTCTCGGCCTCGTGCACCGCCTCCGTCAGCCAAGCGATGGTGGGGTCGCCAATGGTGTTCTGCTCCTGGCCGCTGACCGGGTCGACCGGCAGACGCGGAGGAGTCGGAGGACCGGCGACAACACTCATGCGGACATGGTATGGTCCTGGACTTGGCCGTCTGGACTTGCACCCCGAGCGTAAGTGAACCAACTCCGGCTGACGGTCTATCCTGCGGGAATCATGGCGTCGACACCAACCACGATTCCGCTCACCGGCACGCTCACCAGGGACGGCGACAAGTTCAGCGTGACCATCAGCGGGGAAGGGCTGCCGGTGCCGCCGGAACCCGAGCCGCCGGAGCCGGAGCCGCCCGAGGGCAAGGTGATCGTGCCCACCGGCGGGGACGACACGGGCTTCCTGCAGGGAGAGCTGAACGCGCTCGCGGACGGCGAGACGCTCATCCTGTCGGGCATGTTCAAGGTCTCGGACACGCTTTGGCTGCGCGGGTACGCCAAGGAGCTGCACGCGGACCCGGCCAAGCCTTCCGGGTTCTTGTCCTCCAGGGGCGGCCTCTGGAGCGGCCCATATGGGTCGCTTCTGTGCGTCGAGGGGGATGCGGCGAGGATACGGGGCCTGGAGTTCAACGGCCAGGGCAACCCCACCGAGATGGTGTTCTTCAACCACGGCGCGGACCACGAGATCGCGGACTGCTTTTGTCACGATATTGCGGTCAACATGACCGGGCCGCCCTGCGCCGCGATTCACTCCGAGGCGACGGTGGGGCTGCGGGTCCGGCGCAACCGGGTGGAGCGCACCGGAGGAGTCGTAGGGGACCAGGGCGTGCGCGGGATCTGGCTGCCCACCCGGAGCGACACGCTGGTCGAAGGCAACACGGTGAAAGACACCGGACACACGGGGATTGCGGTTGAGGGGAACGGGATGATCGTGCGCGGAAATGTGGTCGAGGGGCCAATCCAGGGGACGTGCTTCAAGATTTGCTACCGGGTGATGGTGTCGCGGCGGCGGGATGTGGCTGCGGTCTATTTCGAGCAGAATACGGCGAAACGGAGCCAGCAGGGCGCGGGGCTCATGCTTCAGGACATGGCGAACCTGCCGCTGATTTCGATTGAGGGGAACGAGTTCAGAGACTGCGGCCCAGCGGGGACCACATTCGGGGCGCTCTACTGTTCGACGCCAGCCAGGAACATCCGCTTCAAGGGGAACAAGGTGGCGAACTGCCGGAGCCTGGGCGGCCTGCTGTACGTGACCAACTCGATTTTCGAGGACACCACGTTTGAGGGCGGCAGCTCGGTCCTGCACCTGGAGAGGGACTGCAGCTACATCACGCTTACCCGGAGCGGCAGCGCGAGCGTCGGACCCGGCTGCCATCACATCACGGTGGACGGGCAGCCAGCGCGATAAGTCGCGTGACGCAACTCAACAGGGACTCTAAGTATTCGGGAGAAGCGGCTGAAAACGCAGGCCTATGAGAAATCTAAAGCGCCACTTTAGATATGTCACGGGACTTTAGCCGCTGTTGGTGTCCTTGTCGGCCTTGGCGGAATTCTGATCGTAGTTGGAGCGCTCGTGAATCAGCCCGGTCTCCTTCTCCACCCTGCGGACGGCGGAGACGGTGTCGAGAGTCTCGCGGACGTAACCGGCGGCCTCCAGCTTGGGGTGCATGGGCCGGTCTGCTCGGCCAGGGACTTTCACGCTGCCGTCAGGCGCGCGGTAGACCACCACTTTCTCGCTCTGATGAATGGCGGAATCCCCGCTCCAGAAAGTTCCTTTCAGCTCATGGCCTAGACCGGCGCAGGCGAAGGGCCAGTCTCCGATGTCGATGTGTTTGCCGCAGTCGGGGCAGATGTCCATGGTCACCATCCGACATAATCGTGGAGCTGCTTGACGATCACTTCGCTCAGCCACTTGGGAAAGTTCGGCTTGTCCAGGCAGCGCGATTTCAGGCGCTCCAGCAAGCGCGGCTCCAGCACAACCTCCGCGCCTTCGATGGAGAGGGAGTTGAGCGCCGCGATGGCCGCGAGGAGCTGCTCCTTGTCCATGACGTTGCGGCGCAGACGGGCCGAGAGGAGCGCCATGTCCTCCACGGTAAGGATCACCGCCGGGTCCTGCGCGGCTACCTTGCGCGGTTTAATTGTTGGAGTCATTCCTTCTTTCCTTTGTAGTGCAGGCGCACCACGTTGTAGAAATACTTGCCGGGAGAATCGGCGGTGGTCAAGCCTTCGTACACCTGCATGGGGACGCCGGTGAACGTGTAGGCGTTGCCGTTCTTGAACGTCACCTTCAACTCCCGCTGATCGGGGTCGTATGCGGCTTCCACAACGTGTCCGCTCTTCCTGATCTTGTACTCCAGAAGTTTAGACATTAGAGCCTATCAAATACAGAATTCCACCCGGAATGGATTTCGTCCAGGGTCATGTCGGAGGCCTGCGGGTCGAACACGTCTGCCGCCGTCACCTTCTCGGTCACCCGGTCCAGGTTGATCGTCCACGAGTTCGCCACCCAGAGCGCGAGGTTGAAGGCGCGCACCCGGTCATCGTGGCCGCCGGGGTTCTCCGCGTAATCCTTCTCCAGGTTCATGCGGCAGTCCGCGTACTCCTCCGCCAGCCAGGGCGAGCGCACCACGCAGTTCTGGAGCACCAGATGGCGGGAGGCCTTCACCCAGAGGTCGCGGTTGGTCCTGGGACTCGCGTGCCAGCCCATGGCCTTGGTGGGAGTCGCCGGGGTGTCGCCGTAATACTCCCAGCGGAAGTGGTTGAAGTAGCCCAGCTCCAGGCAGGTTTGCAGGGTGCCCGCGCCGGGGCCGGGGAAGACCTCGATGATCACCTTGCACTGCTCTTCGTCAGCGCCCGCGTAGAGGCGGCCCAGCGAGTTGATCACGTAGCCGAGGTCGAAGGCGTCGACGGGCGCGGCATACTCGCACACCTGCACGTCCTTGTTGCCGTCTTTCCCCACCTTGATGATCTCAATGGCCCCGTTGTCGGTCTTGGCGTCCTCCTTCACGCGGGCGAAGCGGTTCCAGCCGGTGCGGCCCACCGTGGGGTCGCAGCCGAGCACGTAGGTGGCGCTCTTGATCGGGGGCTCCCACATCCAGACGATGCCGCGCGGGTCGCCGTCGAACTCGCGGGGCTCCAGCTTCTCCAGGCGGCTGCTCCGGCCCACGGTGAAGACTTCGGGGAAAGCGCTCATTCCTTGTCGCAGCCTATCAGCGCGCTGGCGATTCGCCCATACTGATCGATACGAACCTCGATATCGAGCCCGTCCCGGTGCACCTCCAACTGGATGCCGCCATCATTACAGGGAACCACCGCAAACCCCAGGAGCGTGGCGCAGGCTTCTTGCGTGGGCGGCTTAGCGTCATAGCTATCCCACCCCGGCTTCAACGAGGTCAGCCGCTGCACCCAATCGTCACAAAGCAGCGGCGCGCTCATGCCACCCTCCGCGCGATTTCGACGTTGTACGGCATCCCGTTGAGCGCCGTGCTCCGCATCCACTCCACAGTCTCCAACGGGAGCGCCGAGCGGGTCGAGTGCTGGAAGGACTGTTCCGGCGTGGCGCAGTAGTTCGACAGGAAGATGTGGAGGGACCCCTCCTTGCGGTATTGCTGATACTCCGTCTCCCACCAGTAGAGCTGGTCGCGCTTCAGCCGCACGGTAGTCCCGCAGAACTCCGGCGAGGTGCGCTGCACCAGATCGGCGTGGTCCTCCGTCACCTGATTCGGACGCCAGTCGTCGGGGGCCGCGCGCCGGTATTTCTTCTTCTCGATGTACCAGGGCGTGAAAATGTAGGTCCACGCGGCGAAGCCTTCCTCCTTCTTGCGGACGGACTCCGTGAACGAGTGCCAGAAGTTGCCGCGCCCGTTGGCCGTGCTCTCGAAAGCAACGAACGCCGTGGGGGCCTGCGGGACCGCCGGGAGGAAGTCGAACTTCAGTCTGTCCGCGTAGTCCCAGAGGGCCACCTCCGTCATGTGGCTGACATCGAACTGCTGGCCGGTGCCCACGCCCGCCTTCTGGTTCGACTGCTGGTAGGTAAGACGCGACTTCAGGTTGGAGAAGCTCATGTGGGAGTCCTTCACGTCGAACTCCGTGACCGGCAGCAGGAACGGCGGCAGGTTCTCCAGAATGGTTTTGTCGCGCACGTACAGCTCGTGCACCTTGTCGATGTCGAGACTCCCGGCGATAGAGCGGGTGTTCCTCCAGAGAAGCATGCGGTGCATGTTGATCAGGCGCATGATGGCGGTGGCTCCCAGTTGCCGAGACTTGTGCCAGATCGTCAACAGGCCGTCCGAGAAGCCGTGCTTCTCATACTGCCGCCACATCTCCTCTTCACGTTTACCTATTAGCTCCAGCGCCCTTTCCTGACTCGTCCAGAATTTCATGGGGCCCACGCCGCCGCCGCACGAGGCGTCCAGGTCGATGTTGCCGTAGCGCTCGGCAAAATACCTGAAGTCGTAGCGGCAGAGGATCAGCTCGTTGCGGACGAAAGCGCGCTCCTCCGTGGTGAGGGCCCGCCTGTAGTCACCGGTCTTGGAGTCGATCAGGTCGCGCAGGCGCGCGGACACGTCGATGCACTTGCCTATCGGGTGGCGCTCCAGGGTGAGGTTGTTCTGGCGCTGCTTGCGCTGCAGGTTTTTGTCGACCACCAACGGGGAATACATTCAGTCCTCCGTCGACCCGTACATCACTTCGACCCGTTCGTTGATCGCGCTGCCGGTGGCGGTGATGCGCCGAATGCCGCGCGACTCCAGGTCCAGCTCGTAGAGGTCGCGGATCTCCTCCAGGGCGGCGGCGGTGCGCGCCAGCGATTTCACGAAGAGGCGGATGAGACGTATGGTCGCAAACATAAACTACTGGGAGTCCAAGCGCCGTATCAGGTCAGACCCCTACTGCCCAGCCCGTTGGCATGTAACCGCAGCAACCGCGCCCGCAGTTTAGGATCGCGTATCCTGGCGGCCACGGCGTTCACGTAAGCCGTTCCCCACGGCTGTCCGATGGAATACCCAAGACCCTCATCAACGAAGCGGCGAATACGGACACCGGCGTCCTGACTAGAGAAGCTCGGATATTTTTCCATGGCTGATCTGAGAATATCCACCGCTTGCTGCGGAATCAGGCCAAGAAGATCCCCGGCGTACTCGCCAAGACCAGCCCGGTCATAAATCACATGAGCGGACTCGTGGGGAATCGGGTTCGCCCATTCGCTGCCCGGTTCCACCGTCGCGCGACTGACCGTCATGGAGCCAGAGGGGGGATGATAGCGGCCAGCCACTCCCGCGCCCAGCTTTTCCTGCGGGCGGATATAGAGCGGGGTGCGCGTGATGCGGGAATACGCATTGGGCTGCGGGCCGGAACCGGAGATCTGAGCGGCGTAGCGGCGCTCATCCACTGGAGGCGCGGGAGCTGCGGGCGCTACCGGACGCATGGCCCTCGCTACCGGGGCTGTAATTTTCGGCGGGGCCGCCCAGGTTGCTGCGGGCAAATCCGGCTGTTGGGCCATATCCGGCGGGCGAAACTCAGGAGCAGTGAAAGCCTTCCCCGGCGGGCGAGAAGGAAGCGCTCCCACAAGGCTGCTGATCAGAGCGGAGCTATCCGGCGCTGCCCAAGAAACTGTTGGCATCGTTTCAGGCGGCGTGGGCATGACCGGAGCAGGTGGAACGTAAGGCTGAACAAGCTTGTTCTGGATAGCGGAGGGAATCGGCTGCACCGGCTCAAAAGGAGCGGTGACCGTAATCGGTTGCGTTTTGACGCTAGCCCTAGCCATCGATTCCTCCTTCGCCTCTGTCCAGCGTAACGTCGACGGTGCGCCGGTCCATCTCGTCCAGGCGCTCCATCTCGTCCAGCACGGAATCGGCGCGCACGTTCACGCTGACGGCGACACCGGACGGCTCGGCGGAGATCACACCGGCGTTGCGCATGACCCACTCGCGCGACTTCAGGTCGCCGGGGCGGCGCACAAGGCCGGAGCCTTTGCACTGCTTGCACTTGATCCAGACCATGCCCATGCCGTCCTCGATGCGCATCGAGCCGCCGCCGTCGCAGCGGGGGCAGCAGACCTCGACGGACTTCGCGTCCTCCGACATGTCGCGCGCGACTTGCGGCGCGGAGCGGAGCGCCTCCCCGAGCGCCGCCGTCTTTTGCCTGTCGCGCCAGATTTCCATCAGGTCCTTCGACTTCATGCCGCAGCGGTTGGCGAGCACCGACAGCGGGAGATCCATGAAGCGCGGGTTGCCGAGCATCTCGCAAAACTTCAGCGCGCCGGGATGCTCGCTCTCGATCATCGCTTGGTGGAGATCCTCGCGCAGCACCGAGTCGATCCAGGGAAGAACGCCATGGGCTTTCGCGGGAAGCTTGGGGGGCTCGGCGGTGAGCATTGCGTCCGCGTGTTGAGGGGCGGGGACCGGAACCGGGGCGCGAACGGAATCGGGGACGGGGACCGGAACCGGAGCCGGAGCAGCCTTCTTCACCGCTTCACCTTCTGCGGGAGGCCGGAGGTTTTTGTGGACGCAAAATCGTGGAGCTGCTTTTTGGACATCTGGAGCAGGCCGCGATTTTTCGAGCGCAGCTTATCGGGCGCGTGCTCGGCTACGGCGAACAGTTTTTGCTGCGCCTTCGACGTGGCGGGCATCGGTCCCTCCTTTATATAGAGGGTACAGCGGAGGTCAACCAGGGCCCGGAAAGCCGTGTTCAGAATTTATGTTCAATTGTGTTCAGAATCGGCTAGAAGGGGTAGAAATGTGATCAAAACGAAGGAAAGCGAATAATGGAAGTAAAAGAAAAATAAACTAGATAAGCGTTTGGGACATGCTCCACTGCCAGCCCTGCTTGTCGACTGTATTGGGTTTGAGGGCCATTTTTATGTTCAATTATGTTCAGAACGTGTTAAAGTGCCTCTATGGCAAGACAACGCTATCAAGAAGGACGCATCGAGAAGACCGGCAAAACGCCCAAGTGGAAGGGTCACTACTACACGTATGACGGGACCGGAAAGCGGCATCACAAGCTGGTCGATCTCGGCCCCTGCTCCAAGGTGACGAAGACCGAGGCGCAGAAAAAATTCCGCAAGATCGTGGAGAAGGAAACCGGCGCCGTCAAAGCCGCCAACGAAGAGGACACTTTCGAGTGGTTCTGGACCGAGCGCTTCGCCCCCTTCAAGCCGTGGACGAAAAAAACGCGCGAGTGGATCGAGGGCATCTTCACGCGCGACGTGCTGCCGGAGCTGGGGCCGCTCAAGCTGGGCGAGATCAAGACCATCCATGTGGAGCTTCTGATGAAGAAGCTGGAGCCGAAATCCTATTCGCTCTCGCGCGCCGTCCGCACCTACATCAAGATGGCGTTCCAGAAACTGGAAGACGAGGACATGATCGTCAAGAACCCCACGCGCCGGGTGAAGATCCTCGCCCGGAAACCGTCGCGCCGCAAGCGCCACATCAGCAAAGAGGAGCTGGATCTCCTGATCTCCGAGCTGAACGCGCGCGACAGGCTGATCGTCAGGATCGCGGTGGTGTGCGGGCTGCGGCCCGCCGAATTGTTCGCTCTCAAGTGGGACGACTTCCACCCGGAGACGGGGCAGCTCCGCATCGATGAAACGTATTCCGGCGGCGAGTGGAAGGAGACGAAGACCGAGGAGTCGGACGGCTGGGTGTCGATGCCGCCCTCGATCACCAAGCAGCTCCAGTTCTGGCGCGAGCAGAATCCGCAAGGGCAGTTGATCTTCTCCGGCGGGCGCAAGTTCGACCACCCGATCATCGCGGACAACTTCGTCGACAGGAACCTGCGGCGGGCCGCCGTGCGCGCCGGGATCATGCCGTCGAATCCCAAGGAGGGCCGCGTGAACGAGTTCTACGGCGACAAGCGCACGGCGGTAAACTTCCAGGCGTTCCGGCGCACCTGCGCAACATGGTGTCTGCAGAACGGCTCCATCAAGGACGCGCAGACCCACCTGCGCCACCGCAACCCGGCTACCACGCTGGGGCACTACATCCAGACCGTCCCGGCCAGCGTGCGCAGCGCCGTCGAGGGAGTGGACACCCACTTCTTCGCCAGCGCGAAACCGGCCCGCCCGCAGCAACTCTCCACCGCCGTCCAATAGGCCTCATTTGCCGGAGGGCCTTCTCGCCGCCGAGAGGGCCCTCTGCTCCTTCAGAAATTCGTCCAGGTCCTCCAAGCAGAACCGCAACGATCCTCCCATCCGCACCACCGGCACGCGCGGGCGCTTTCCTTCGACGTGCGCATACATCCAGGCCACGGACATCCCGAGGTATTGCGCCGCTTCCTTGATTCCCATGAGTCTGCTCATAGACGAAAGCTAACGCAGAAAAAGAATCTGAAACAGACTTGCGCAAAATATCGACTGGGAGTCAAAGCTGCCGGTTTACGAAACGGCGGGTTGCGGGGATGATAGGCCCATGCCGATTCTCTACCTGATCCTGATGCTAGTGATCATAGGGGTGGTGCTGTGGCTGGTGAATACCTACATCCCGATGGCCGCGCCGGTGAAGACGATCCTGAACGTGGTGGTGATCCTGGTGCTCATCATCTGGCTGCTGACGGCGATGTTTCCAGGGCTGCTAGACATGCGCGTGGGGAAATAAATCAGTCTTCCGCCAGCCAAATAACACTAGGGCGCATATTGTGACCCTCGCGGCCTACTAGCAATTGGCATTGCTGACACTCGCCATAGTCATTCACGAGGATCAAACCGCAACCCTCGCAGAGCGCCGCATACCCCCAACCGGGGAAATGCGTAGGCCCCAAACCTGCCAAGCCAGCCAAGTCCCCAAAATCCTCGCCAAATATGTCCAGACTGCACTGTCTACAAAAATCAGCCATACGAGTCAGCCAATATTATGCGCGTGGGGAAGTGAGCGCGCCTCTTCCGTCAGCCAGCGCTCGATCATCTGGATCACGCTCCATTTGCCCCGTGGGAACCATTCGGGGCGGTCCTCCGCTTCGCGCAGCACATACCAGACCCAGGCCCAGGCCGGAGCCAGATCCTGAATGCAGTCGAGCGCCCGTTCATCGTTCCACATGACCTTGGCCCAGGTCCGCAGGCCGCGCTGGGTGACGATGCTGAAGTCCGAGAGGCGCACTACTCCTCCAGATCGACCTCGACGGGCTCCTCGTGCGAGCCGCAGAACTCCTGCTGAATAAACCGGACGGCGCGGCGATGCGCTTCTTCCGCCTCCGCCCAGGTTGACCAGCGCCCGTCGCAATCGTTGCCGTCGTAGTCCTTGCGGGTTCCCGTGAGAAACGTCATCGTCTCAAATAAGAGCGGCGGGCCCTGCTGGGAGAAGTTGTGGTCAAGACCGAGGAACACCGTGCTGACCTCAAACGGGCCGATGCGCGTCAGTAGAACCCGGCGGCGCGCTGGGTCGTTGAACATCTCGGCCCACTCCTCCCTAGAGCACGGCGTCACCGTCTGGCCAATCAGCGTGTAGAACCTCATACCTCTCAACCGATACGGCATTCCTCGACGCGCTTGCACTCGCGCCAGTCCACCGGCCTGCTCTCCGCCTCCAGGTAGCAAGGGCCTTGCGCGCCGAAGACGATGGCGCACTGGTTGCGGCTGGAGGCGGAGGCGAGCAGGTTGAACGGGTTCAGCCGCTGGCCGTTCACCTCCACCGAGCCCCACCAGACGAAATGGCGGCCATAGAAAGGACAGTTACGCTCATTCACGCTGTCGCCCCTCAAGGCGTCCGCTACCAGCGAGACCGCATTCTTCACGCCGCGCTTCCTGTACATGTTGGCGCAGTGAAACTCCACCGTGCGGGTAGAGATACCCAGGCGCTCGGCAATCTCGCGCATATTGAGCCCGTCGATCAACATGCTGCGGATCTCGCGCTGGCGCGGGCTCAGGCTCGTGTCCCTGTTCCGCATCAACCTCTCCCTCGCGGCCTCGTCATACCTTCACCTCGATCTCACGCGGCGGGGCCTTCTCGCCCTTGGTCCCGCGCACTATGCTGGGCACCCAGACCAACTGATGGTACTTGCCGAAGAGGCCGCGCCCCTCGCGGTAGTCACGGAAATGGCCCCGGCAGATATGAAGGGCTTTCTGGAGGCCGTGCTCGCCGGAGCGGCCCTCCGTGCGCAGGATCGCCTTCAGCGGCTCGATCACCAGCGTCTTGTAGGCGGCAGGCTCAACACCGGTTCTCGCGCGGTATTTCTTGGCGAGGGGCTTGGGAACAGTGTTCTCCACCAGCGTGACGTTCTTGCAGTGCAGGAAAGAGATCGCAAGCAGCGCTGGCTTGATCCATGACATGATTGCCTGCATCACGGGGTTTTCCCGCTCATCCTCCGCAAAGCTCAGCATTCCGGGAGGCTCGGTGCATCGACCATCCGCATCGACCGGCATCCAGATCGCGCCATGGCCGCCATACGCAGTGACGCCATGGATGCCGTAGTCCACGAACAGCTCACAGTAATACATCCAGCGAGCATCATCGGGAACGATTTTATTGCCGTGCTCGTCCTGCGCCTGAACAGCCGTCATCAGAATGCCAACCCGGCCCTGGACGAAGGACGCGACATCGGTGTCGCCCTTCTCCGCCGAGTGGATCTTACGGGGCAGCTTGTGCTCCAGCCAGAAGCGCGGGAAAGGAGGAGCAAGATTGGGGAAGTCTTTCTGGATGTCCCAATGCTCCTGGTCACAGGTGAAGTAATAATCTGCCACGTTGTCGATCAGCAGCACCGGCAGCTCGCGGTTGTCGAGCAGCCCGATCACGGCAGTGACATGCTCCTTCCACCATTGCTCGTTGCGGGGTGCGACCCACCACGGCTTCGCGATGTGGGCGTCTTTCCGGCGGAGGTCATCGATAAAGCGGCTCATATGGTTCCTATGCCCATCGTAAAATCCGGCAGGGCGGGCTTGCCGTCCATCAGCGCAAACAGGTGCAGGACGTAGGGGTTCTGGTTCACGTAGTCCTTGCTGCTTGGGAACACCTGATACGCCCAGCGGTCAGGACCGATAAAGTCATGCTTGACGCGCTTCAGGTCCTCGAAATCCGGCAGGTAATAACCACGAGTGCCGGTGCGTCCGCAGACGCTGGCGTGAATCCAGACATCGGAGCCGCCGTAGCGCTGCACCGAGTAGCCCACCTGGAGGGGCCCGCGCTTGAAGAAGCCGCCCGCCTCCGTGAGCTTGAGGACGGACCACGAGGGAGGGACGCGCGCCAGGGCGGCCCGCACCACGCTCTCGTCCACGCGGGTGGCCTCGTCCAGCGCGTCCAGTTGCTCGCGAGAGAACTGGCTGAGATAGTCTTCAGGGTTCATGCGTATATCCTTTTCCCCGGCAGCGCACCCGATATCAGCCTTTCGAGGACCGCCGCCTTCACCGCTGATCCGGCCGGGGTTTATTGTCTCTGCCTGCGCCACGCGAGCGCCTGCTGGCGCATGTGCTCGGCCACCTCGCCGTCGAACCTCTTGCGATGAATGCCATGAATCTCGTTGGACATCTCCAGGGCGCAGATGCCGCAGACCTCGCCGGTCACCCCTTTATCGGTATGAACGGGGTTTAGTATCGCGGCAGGGTAGTTGATCTTGCAGCGGGCGCACTTGGCCAGTTTCATCGCGCCTCCACAAACGGCGTTAGCGCCGTGCGGTGGCCATCATGTTTCCATTCACGCCAACGGCAGTCGGGGCCATGGATGAAATAGAATTCGTCGCAGGTGCGGCAGTAGTCCTTCACGATGTGGTGGCGGCAGTTCAGGCAGGCGTAGACCGAGAGCCCATGCCAGTATTCAGTCTGGGCCGCGCGCAACAGCTCGGCGTTCATCTCTAGACCCAGCAGAGGCATCACGCCGTCCTCGTCATCGGCACCACGCGGCTCCGGCGCGCGTACTTCAGCAGGCGCTGGCACCGCTCGGTCAGGTCGCCTTCGCTGGCGCGCTCGTTGAAGGAGGCCTTGTCGTAGGCGTCCAGCTCCACGTAACCGGCGGCGGTGACTTCGACCAGGGAGTCATCCGTGTTCCCGGCCACCGCTATCCACTTCCAGTGGGCGATGCTGCCGAGCGTGTTGGCGTGGAAGTGCCGCAGGTAACCGAGAGTGGTTTTGTTGTGCGCGAGGTACTTCAACATCGCGTACTGGTGACGGCTCAAATTGCGGGGTTTCTCGTCTGAAGACTGCACTGAATTACTCCTCACTAGTCGCATTATCGGCCTCCCTTCAGCATGCGCTTGAAGTGGTCGAGGCACTCGTTGTAGATGTCGATGCGCACCTGCATGGCGGCGCAGGCGTCCTCCAGGGTCACCACGGGGGCGGGGGAGGCTTGCGGGAGAACGTGCGGGACGCGGAGATGCTGGACGGGGACCAGGGCCGTCGAGTGGCCGTTGCCCAGAAGGCCCTCCCTCTTGAACTGGAGGCGGTAGTAGGTGAGGAGGGCGGTGCCCTTCCCGCCCTGGTTGAGGTTCCGCTCCTTCCAGGCTCTCCTCTCGGCGGCGTGGGGCAGGCTGTCGTACTCCTGCACCATGCGAAGCTTCTCCTCGCGGCTGGCGCTCGCGAACAGACCCTTGCCGGTGGCCGTAGGAACCGCCTGTTTGGCCAGATACTTCTTCCGCCACTGGTAGAAACGCGAGGGCTCAGGGACGCGCTCCTTCAGCCATGCAAGCCTGGGAACCCCGTGAGGCAGCGCGTCGAATTCCTCCAGGAGGGCTATCTTCTGGTCCTCCGGCAGGCGCGGTCTTCGTTTCTTCATCAATGTGTCCCTTCTGGTTAAAGATCAACTACAGTCAGGACTTTATCACACATCTAAACGCAAATCAGTTCATCCGCCAACGGCGTTTCCGCCACAACCCCTGCCACGTCTTCCGCCCGCGCCGAGGCCGCTTGAGGCCGAGGCACCAGGGCGGAACCGGGGCCCCCTGACACCGGCTCCATCGGAATCTTCACTTACACCCACAGGAGCAGTCTAAAACGGGGGGCCGGGATACGCAAGTAGCAGGAACTCGATGAATTTTAGAGTAGAGAAATAGGTGGTGTTAAGCCATGGATATAACAGTTATATCGCCGTTAAATCGTGTGGTAGGTGCAGGCGGCCTTGTCCGCGCCCGCCGCGCCGAAGACGTAGATGGAACTCAGGTCGTAGGAGTTGGCGCTGCCGCAGGGCGGGAGCATCAGGCCGGTGGTGGGGACCGGCGACCCGGTAGTGGCGGAGACCGTCGAGTCGCCCACCCGGATCGAGCTGCCGGTGGCGACGAGGTACACCCAGGCCGCGCGCTTGCTGGTCGAGGAGAGCTTGGTGGCGGTCCCGTTCGGCGTGACATCGGCTACGGAGTGAAGCATGCGGACATTCTATGGGGCGGGAGCCGGAAGGGTAAAGTGACAGTTGCGGCCCGGAAAAACGAAGGGCCCCAAGCCCCCGGCGCCGCAAAAACGAAGGGCCCCAAGCCCTCCCCCCGGAGAACGGAGCCCTTAAAGCATGCCTATTCCATTGGGTGAATCCAGGCGTTGCTACCCCTAAGTATAGCAGCGGGCCGAAAATCGCTTACTTTAGCGGTAAATACGCGCGGGAAAAAGAGGGAAGCCGCCCGCCGCGCCTGCGCCAGACTCCGGCGGCAGACTGGCTCCATAATCGGGTAGGCTTCCCCCCGTCCCGGCTCCTACCGTGATTCATCAACGCGGACACACGAGCTGCGCCGTTCCTGGATCTCCCAGGACACCACAGCGGCAGGAGCCAGAATTAGACTAACAGAAAAATAGGCGAGATCAGCGCCTTGGTGTCTAATCGGGCGTAATTTCGGGGCGAACGCACTGTTTTTGCGCTCAATTGGCGGCGGCCTGCCGCAAATCGCCGCACATTGCGGGGTCTAGGACGCTGCGCCGATAACCTCCGGCATCTGCATGTTGATCTCGCCCGAAATCGCCGCCGGGGCGGTTTTCCGGGCCGCTTTCCGCCCCTTTTTCGTGTTTTTGCGCGCATTTCCGGTTTTTGCCGCCCTTTTGGCCGCCCGGTGCGCCTTGGCCCACCGCTTCCGCTGCGCTTCCGCGATGCGCTCGCGCCCCTCCGCCGAAATCCTGTGCGTCACGTGTTTTTGCGGGGCCGGGGCCGCTGAAACCGCCGCCGGGACCCGCCTGCCGCCCATTTGCCGGGAGAGCCCCTCGATCTGCGCCATAATCTCGGCGTGGCGGCGCTCCAGGCCCGCGAGGACGTAACCTAGCACCTCTGTTTCGCTAAACCCGTCTAATCTTAAGTTCAAGTAACACCTCCTGAGAGTTAGATTAGCGGAAATTCAACCAGTAAGAGGGATTTTTTTTAGGGATATGCGAAATCAGCCCGCGCCGCGCGCGGGCCCCCGGGACCCCTTGGACAATCGGCGGGAACCCCCGCCAGCAGGCCCCAGGAACGATAAGAGCCCATATCGCACAGGGTTTAGCAGGCACACCGGGCCCAGGATCGGCACGCTTACCGTGGCCGTCCTGACTGACATGCTGGTGTCTGATCTGACAGCGTGTCCTAAAAGCTTAGGACACATGCCCGTATACGGTGCAATACACCGCTAACGTTAACGGTAAAGTAAGGGAAATACGCCACTTTGCAGAATAAAGCGATGTATTCGCTTTTTATGCGCTTTGTTGTCAAGTAGTTAACTATAGTTAAGACGGCGGTATTCCACAGTTTTCTTTCGTTTGTTATCAACAAATCGGTACTTTGCATGTAAAAAGACAGCCGTTGATAAACGCAGATACCGCACAAGGGTAGATAATGGTCATGCCGTGCTTATCATCCACGGCAGAAACGGAGCAACACACGATGAAACGAACCGCCCGCGCTATCAAAGTTAACCGCCCGAAAGGCTACCGGACCATCCTCACGTCAGCAGACGCTAAGACCGTGAAAGGCGAGAAACTGGGCTATCGCACCGGTATCTTTTACGGAGCCCCGGTAACGAATCCGGCGTCATGAACACTTGCACGTACGCCAGTGCCGAGTGCTTAGAGGCGTGCCTCTTTACTGCCGGTAGGGCGGAGTACCTGCCGAGCATCATTGAAGCCCGGGTCGCCAAGACCGTATTTCTCCATGAGAACCGCGCGCTGTTCCTGGAATCGGTGCAAGCGGATCTTCGTTCACTCCGCAACTACTGTATAAAGCACTCTACCCGTAAAACCCCCATGACTCCCGCAACACGTCCTAACGGAACCACAGATATGGCATGGCTCGGCATGTGGATCGCTGACAACAACCCCGATATTCAGGTGTACGACTACACGAAGCTTCCCAAGGCGTGGTTGCGCGTGCGGTCTAACTATCACCTGACGTTCTCTTACTCCGGACACAACCTGTCCGACGCTATAGCATGCCTTGCGCATGGCGTAAACGTGGCGGTAGTGTTTGATACCCGTAAAGGTCGCAAGCTTCCCGAGTCCTGGAACGGGTATACGGTCATTGACGGCGATATGCATGACCTGCGCTTCTTGGACCCCAAGGGCGTTGTAGTTGGCTTGCGCGCGAAAGGGAAAGCCCGCAAGGTAGACAGCGCGTTTGTGGTCAAGACCAATGGAACGGCGCCTATCGGTCAGAAGCCCGCGTTCGTTACGTTTGCAGCGTAGTAAATCGAAAGGACACAAACACAATGAATACCCGTTACCACAAAGCAGGCAATACCTGGAACGCAATGACATACACTGACCGCGCCAATTGGCTACTGAGCGTAGGCCAGTATCCCGCATGGCAGACAGAGTCTTGGTGGCATTTGCCTACGTCTATTCGGAGCGCCTTTATCGCGCATCTGACCCAATAGCGCGCTAGGGGCCTGTTACGCGCGGTAATAGGCCCCACTGAGCGCTGTTAGGCTCCAATCGAAAGGACACTGACGAACATGACATTTGACGAACGTAAGCGAGTAAGCGAAATGACGGATGCGGCTGTCTGGTGGCAGCATATGCCCCGCTGTCGCGCATGTGATGCTGGCCTTAATTCGCTTGCTTACCATGACTGCCAGCACAAATGGGTGGAAGTAGCCTCTTACCAGAATGGCGACAGGCTGATGCGGCTGTTTCGGAAAGACTCCGAATGGCGCATGACCGGCAGCCCCTATGGTGACCATAGCTTGTCTGACGCAAGCGACACGCGCGCCATGGCCCATTGGCAGGGATACCGCCACCAGACGCGGTAATTGCTCACGGCATGCCGTGGTCAATACGCGCGCATGCCAGGGGGCTGTTACCCCTATATCGAAAGGACACCTTATGCATACGACTCAAGAGTGGTACAAGACCTACCGGACGCGCGGCGAGAAACCCGCCCGCGCCCTCTATCTCGCGCGCCTGTCGCGCGCCTCCGAGGCCGAGAATGAGGCCCTTTTGTCGCAACTCTCCAGCCCTTCCCGCGCCCGGGTGGAGCGGTTCGTGGATGACTTTATCCGCTCGCGCGAGGTCGAATGCCTGACCTCCGAGCGGGACTCCGACTTCTATAACGATCCCGAGCGGGCCGCGCGCGTCCACAAGGCTGCCGAGTACGGGTCTGACGGGAAGTATCACGCCGAGGTCATTCAGGACTGGCGGGACGCCTTTAGCGCATGGGTGCGTGACCGCAAGTCTTGGGCCGAGTGCCAGCGCTTTACAGCCGCTGTAGAGGCCTCGTTTACCGCCACCGAGTTGTGGCACGAGTTCAACGGTTCGCTGGATCAGGAAATCGGCTAGTAACTAATCGAAAGGACACCAACTAACATGGAAACGACTATCAATCGCAACCTGTTGCTGCACGCTGTCGGGCGCGCGATCACCTGCCCCCAGTGCGCCTCGCGCCACGTTCTGGACGCCCCCGCCTCTGTGCTGGTCACGCTCACCCCTACAACCTCTGACCCCGCGCTCAATACCACGCGCGAGTACGTCATGTGCGGCCAGTATTGGGACACGGTGAAACACGCCATGTTCGACATTTGGGGCTCGCAAGTGTCCGTGCTGGATGGCCGGGAGTTGTTCCCGGCCCCCGCCACCTCGCGCAGGAAGCCCCGCCCGAGGCCCCAGACGGCCCACAAGCGCACGGACCCCTACACCGGGCCCTTTCCCCGCAAGCGGCACAGCCACCGCTGCAAGGGCTGTGAGGCTCATGGCCAGTACAACGCTGTCGCCTGCTATAAGCAGCGCTGCACGTGCCCGCAACTGACCGAGGCCTGCTCGTGGTGCCGCCGGGAGGTGAAGTAGCATGGCGCGAACCAACTACACGCGCATGGCCCTGGCCCGCGTGATCAACGAGAGCGGGGTCGCCGCTGACCCCCGCCCGAATATCGCGGGTGTCATGGTCACCAATGCCTGGAACAAAGCCAAAGCGGCGGGCCTGCTCCGCCCGCTGACCGGGGAGGAACTCCAGCAGTATCTCGGCAACCGGCGGGGTGTGCGCGCGGTCCTGCTGGCCATGCTGGGCGCGGCGGCAGAGGACGAGGCCCGGAGCCTGCTCTGGCATAGCTTGGAGCCCAGTTACCAGCGCTGCTCTGAGGCCCTGGAAGGCGTGGTCGCAGAGATCTCGCACGTGCGCAATGGACGCGGGTTCTGGACGCTGACCGAGGCCGGTCTGGCGCAATTGGAGGCCGAGTAATGGTCGCTTACGAGTGGCTGGTGGAGACCATGGACGGCGAGGATATCGCGGACGTGTCGCACTGGGACACCCTCGCCCAGGAAAAGCGTCTCGCGCGCCGAAAGGCTGTGCGGAAGTAGCCGAGCCCAATGCGTAGGCCAGGGCGCTTAGCCCTGGCGCTACGCAGGTAGGGCGACCCTACGGCGTGGACAAAGCGCGAATAGGGCGATCCTACGGAACGATTCAATCGAGAAAGGACACCATGACATACGAAGCCAAGATAGAGACGCCGCAGGGGCTGGAGACGGTCCACTGCACAGACGAGCAGATCGACATGCTCCCGCCGTCTAGCGGGGCCCGTATCCTGCGCGACGAGCAGCGCGCGGGAGTTTACGTGTCTGACGCGGAGATCGCGCGCCAGTATCACCGGGAGGCCCCCATGCGCGAGGCTGAACGCGCGGGCGAGGCGCGCGGCTGGAAACCCGCCATCCGCTGGCCGCAAGCGCCCGTGGACGCCGAGGTCTGGTTCCAGATCGAGTTCAGCCCCAAGGGCGCGAATGACTGGGCCCTGGTGGACGGCCAGACCTGGGAACTGCTGGCGAACGCCCGCGCCGTTATGCGCAACCTCGCCAACATGCACGTCATTCACGGCGACGTGGAGTATCGCGTGGTCCGCAAGACCGTCACCACGGAGGTGGCCGAGTGACCGCTGAAGTGATCACCATCCCCCAGAGACAGCCCGTCGAAGCCTTGATCGAGGTAGCCCTCGCCACCTGCGAGAGCCCCGAGACGCGGCGCTCGTACTCGACGCAACTTCGCAAGTTCATCGCGTCTGGACGCCCCCTCACCCGCGAGGGGGTGGCCTTCTTCCTCCAGGCGCAGCGGGAGGCCGGGAACGGCCCCGCCACGCTCTCCTCGTGCCTCGCCGCCATCCGGCGGCTGGTGGCCGAGGCCCACGTTCGCGGCCTCGTCAGCGATGCCGAGTATTACGGGATCGGCCAGTTGAAGTCGGGCAAGGTCTACAAGAACCGGCGGGGGTTGTGGCTCACCCTCGCGCAAACCAAGCAACTGCTGGCCCTGCCCGATAGAGCCGCCTACTGGGGCAAGCGGGACGCCTGCCTGCTCTCGTGCATGATCGGCTGCGGGTTCCGCCGGGAGGAGATGGCCCGCCTCCGCTGGTCGCACTACCAGGAACGCGAAGGCCGCATGTGTTGGGTGGATTTTGTGGGCAAGGGCCGGAAGCAGCGCACCGTGCCGGTGCCCTCGTGGGCCCAGGCCGACATCGACGCCTGGAGGGAAACGGCGCTCAACGAGCCCCATCCGCCGCGCCCCGCCGGGACCGAGGCCAACCCCCGCTACGCGCTCGACAACGAGTACGTGATGCAGGGCTACGCGGCCTTCTCGCTCTACCGGATCATCGAACGCTACGGCGAGAAGCTCGGCCTGGACCTCGCCCCCCACGATCTCCGGCGCACCCTGGCGCAACTGTTGCGCAAGTCCGGGGCCCCGCTGGAGCAGATCCAGCACACGCTCGGCCACGAGAAGATCGCGACCACCGTCATCTACCTGGGCGCGTCCCTAGAGCTGGCCCCCGGCGCCGCCGCCGTGGACAAGATCGCTCTAGGGATGCCCGCCACAGGCCCCCAGACGCCCCAGGGTGCGCCGGGAGGTGCCCGGTGACCGAGAAGCGCCCGCCGTTCACCCACAAAATCGCTGACGGGTTGGTGATCGCCACCCGCTACTACCTCCAGAACGTGACGGTGCGGGGTGGCGACAACAACGACATGGAGTTGTGGGAAGCGGTGGCCGCCGCCGCCGAGTGGGTGCGCAAGTTTCTCGACTGGACCGAGAAGCACAAGGGGCGGATGCCCACGCTCGCGCAGCCCAAGCTCGGCCCGCATAAACGGCGCGGACGCCCGCCCAAGCCGGTCAAGAAAATCGCGCCCAAGATGCAAGAGGCTATCGAGGAGCGCAGGAAGTCGAATCTCGTGAAATGGCCGGGAGTCGAGGCCATGCTGAAAGCGCGCCGGGAAAAGCGGGAACGCGAGAAGGGAGAAAAGAGCCAATGACCCCCAAGGCCCTCCGGTGGTGGCTGGAGGAGTGGCACAAGGCCGCCGCCCTCGCCTGCTACTACCGGTGCCCGCTGACCGTCACGCAATTCTGCGCCTCGCGCGGCCTGGAGGAACTAGAGCGGAACCAGTTGCTCGCGTTTTTCCAGGCCTGTGGAGTTGAGGTATGACCCGCCGGTCCCAGGCGTGCGGCGTCGAAGTTTAACCCGCCCCTGCCCGCCCCCGCCCCTTAGTGAGTATAGGGGGTAGGGGGGTGCAGGGGGGAAGGGGGAGTTACTCTTCAACCCCCGCCCCTACCTTCCCCCGTTCAGGAACCTCTCAAACTCCCGCGCAAACTCAGTCAGTGTGATCCCGAGGGCCGTCACGATCTTGTACACCGTCTCCAGGGTAGGCGAGTGCTGGCCCCTCTCCAGATCGGACATGTAGGCCCTGTCCAAGCCCGCCGCGTGCGCCAGCTTCTCCTGCGACAGGTTCCGGTCCCACCGGAGCTTGCGCAGCGCCCTGGTGAACGCCCGCCGGAGTGCGGGTTTGGAGGGAAGCTTCTTCGACATGGAAGGCCCCCTTAGTCTATACGCCGGTTGTGAAAAACCCCACAAGGTTTACCCCGTCGGCGGATGTGCCACATTTTTCGACTAGCTAATTACTGTAGATGCGCACGCGCGCGAGCCGGAACAGGAGCCACTAGGTAGATGCGCACGCGCGCGAGGAAAACTCGCGGATTTACGCTAACAGAAAAATCATGCCTCATGGGGCAGGGGGGGTCATCTCTGTTATAGAATTGTCACCGTCAGAAGGGAACACCATGCGTTTTTCACTGAATTCCTCCCCTCCACAAACACGCCCAAACCACTCCAAAGGCCCGTAAACATTGGCTGGCAGGGCCCCGTTCCCCTTCGACAACCCGCAGCTCGCCCCGGCGGTTTCACCCTGGTAGAACCTCATCGAATTAACGACTAGGAAAATGATCGAGCCCCGGGCAACTGTTAGTATACTGGAAGAATAATATAGATATAGTAGTTATACACAGCAAAATCACAGAAGCTCACCCTTATATATGGAAACGGAACGGCAACTATTTTTTATAGGAGAGTATATAAATGAGATCTGACACACTCTGGGGCTCCCGCCGGAACACGGCCAAGCACCGCTGGGGACACCTGACCCTGGACCGGGAATACCGGGAAGATGTCATGAAGGTGAACAAGCTGACCGGCGAGGAGTACGTCGCGGACAGCGAGGGCCCGGTCATGTGGGATCTCTCCTGCGACTGCGGCCACGAGTTCACGATCCCGCTCAAGAGCTTCCCCGGCAGGCACGCGATGCGCTCCTGCGGGCGCGACGAGTGTCCCCACGCCATGAAGAGCGAGCGCAAGCGCAACCGGCCCAAGGCCCCGCGCGGCAGGCCCGCCAAGGCCAGCGACGGGCGCGGCCAGACGATCTACATGGGGGCCGCCTTCCGCGCGAGCCTGGAAGCCTACGCCAAGCGCAAGGGGCTGACGCTTTCCGCCGCTATGGTGAATCTGGCCGAGGCCGCCCTGGAGCGCGCCCTCCTGGAAGAAGAGTAGCGATATAACAGTTATATAAATTCGTTGAGGTAGCAACACGAATTAAATAACAGTTATATAAATTCGCCTTCGTTTTTCCTACTCGTGAAAATCAGCAGTTTCCCCAATCCTTCGTTTGTACCTTCGCTTTGACTTGACCTCCCGGTGTAACTCAAATATGCTAGTCGGATGATTTTTGCTCTCCCCCAAATCGCCATGGAGCGCGTCGAGGAGAGAGATGCAAACAGAATGCGCCCCCCAGCCAGTATCCTGGGGCCCGCCGCCAATCACCGTGCCGCAGAAATACCGCCCCTCGTCCAACCGGGGAAAGCGGGTTCCCGGCTGGGAGGACACCAACATCACCACGCTGGCGCTCGACATGGGGGTCAGCTACCGCTACCTGCTGGGGGTTTTGACCGGCCAGCGCAATACGACACTGGCGATGCTCCAATCCGCCGCCAACTGCCTGGGAATCGGGCTACCTGCGCTAGTGGCGCGGATGGAGCAGGCCTGCCGATTGAAGCTTCTTGAGGCGGCCAACTCGCCTGGAAAGGCCGAGCGCCGTCGCATCCGAAACGAACGAAGGGCTATCCGGGCGCAGTAGATGGCTGCCGCTCGGAAGCGTAATGCTGGCCGCACTCGCTGGCCAGATCGAACCGAGGTTTCCACATGAGCGGCATCCAATCAGCCCAGATTGGCGAAGAGGTAGTGCTTCTCCTCCCCTCCGAAATCCAGACGATCTCCCGCTATAACGTCAGGCCGTTTTCCTCCTCCGCATCGAGCGAAGACGAAGACAAGCGCATCGAGCAGTTGGCCCTCTCCATCGAGACGCAGGGCCAGTTCGACAGCGTCCTGATCACCCCCGAGCATGTGTTGGTGGCCGGTCACCGCAGGCGGCGCGCGGTGATCCTGATCAACGAGCGCAGATCGGCGCGCGGCAGGAGCCTGCTCCGGCTGGTGTGCGCGGTGGACCGCACGGGCGGCGACATGCGGCGCAAGGCCATCCAGAGCAACCTGCAGCGCCGCCAGACCTCCGTGATGGACCTCGCCTACCTGATCGTCCAGATCCGCGAGGAAAACGACTGGAGGGCCTGGAAGGGCACCCAGCAGGTGGCTGCCTACCTGGGGATCGATCCGTCCACCGTGGTGGCCGCCGAGCGCTTCCTGGGGGCGGAGAAAGACCTCCAGAACAGGCTCC